ATGAGTAAAAGCAAGAAACTAAGGGAGCGATTGGCATCGCTACCAAAAGATTTCACCTGGGAAGAGCTTGTTACACTTCTGGGGCAGTATGGCTTTAAAATTCTTAATGGCTCTGGTTCAAGAAGAAAATTTGTTAATGAGCAGAGCAGGTTGATTTCATTTCACTGTCCACATCCGGGTAATATAGTAAAAGGGTATGTACTCAAGGAAGTTAAAACTCTTTTAGATGAGCTAGATAATTATGAGTAATATGCTGAAATATAAAGGTTATTTTGGAAGTGTTGAGTTTTCTCTTGAGGACGGTGTCCTTCATGGGAAAGTTCAGTGCGTAAATGATCTTGTGACTTATGAAGCTGAGAGTCTTGATGGCCTTAAAGGGGCCTTCGAAGAGGCTGTTGATGATTATCTGGATACATGCAAGATCCTGAACAAGGATCCAGAAAAACCTATGAGCGGCACATTCAACGTCCGCATCGGTTCTGATTTGCACAAAAAAGCCTACTTGGCAGCTTGCGCTGATGGAAAAAGTCTAAACGACTATGTAAAAACAGCCATTGAAGAGAAGGTTGCTGGTAAGAAAGAGATTCACTTTCACTTCGAGAAACGCGAAAGAACAGAGATTTATTCTCAAGAATATTTCGCCACTTCAGAGCGCGAGACTAAGTGGGTCGGGGATATTGAAAAAGGAACTCGTCACTAATGCTGGAAAGAATAAAGTTCAAAGGTTTTGAGGTTTCCTCATCACAATTTATTGAACACAAAGACAGTGATGGTGGGCGGTATAAATTAGTCGTTAGTGACTGCGATTTCGGTTCTGGTTATGACGAAGAGCAAGAAAAATGCTGGGCCCAACTAACTATTGATGCTTCAGTTAAAGGTTATGACGATGGTGCTCTTGATGATCTAGACAATCCAGATGAAGAAGGTCTGGCATTTGAAGTTAATCTTAAGATTTTCATCTTCTATGATATTGAAGGTAAAGAGCCTATTGAAGAAGAGTTTTATGAATCTAACCAATGGTTCTTTGAAAACTTCACTTCAATTGCGTTGAAACTCGCGTTTGAATCTACGTTGGAACGCACACCAATGCGTACCATCAAGCTTCCATGGTCGGTACCATTAGTATCAGTGGAAGAGTAAAAAAGACAAAGCCCTGCTGAGAACAGGGCTTTTGAAGGTGTGGGAAGTCTGAGAAACTTTCCACTGTGTATGGAGGTATCCCATCCGCTACACTTGTTTAAGGCAAAAGAAGTTTAGCGGTTCTCCCAACAATGCGCAACCTGTATGGGTTTACAGGTATGCAGGGATCGTAGACTATATGGCTATGGGAACCTGTCGCAAATGTGGGAATACTTGTGAAATTATTTTCCGCTACACCACCTGTGTAGATGGCGTTGTTCGTCACGCTAAAAAAGGAAAACCATTTCCTATTCCGCTTTGCAACTGCTCTGAAAAAAAAGCAGCGTAATCTTTAGCAAGGCCCACCGTTTGGTGGGCTTTTTTATTTGTCCCTCTTATCAAGCATAGGGACCTTTAATGTCGGCGATATTTTGATCTTTCTATCGTAGGTCGTAACTTGATTTTCGGTTTTGTGTCCGCTGAATAGCTGCTTGTCTTTACTGCTACCTTCAAAATCTGAAATCGCCTTAGCTTTGATATCGTGGAATGTTCCAGGGATCTTTTTCCCTAATTTCAGTCCTGCTGCTTTCTTGGCATCATTCCACCAGGTATTGAACGTTTTACGGTTCAGTCTCCCCCCTGATGGGCTAGGGACTACAAAACCAGCGGCAGACCTTCCAACTAATTGCGCCAGCGCTTTATCTATCGCTGCGCGTAGCCGTGGAGTCCATTCCTTAATCTGTTTTTTCCCTGTTTTGTTTTGCTCAATAAAGATTCCATCCGTCATAAGATCCTGCACCATCAAGTCAAAAACGTCGCCCTCGCGTGCTGCGCACAAATACGATATTTCCATTGCTACCTGAACCTCTACGCGAGCATGTTCATAAATTGCCAGGTAGTCCTCGTCGGGAATATAGACATCACGATCAACCAGAGTAAATTTTCTAATCCCTTTGCATGGATTATTACGGACATAACCTCGTTCAAATCCCCAGCCAAATACCCGCGACATACTTGATACTTCCTGATTTGCCTGGTTCTTACTGCTGATCCCTCTCTTATCCATATAAATGCGGACTTGCTCAATTTTAATATCGTCGGCTTTGACCTTACCGAATACTGCTAACAGTTTCTTTTCGTGCTGGTGGTAATCCTTCTGCGTTCTGGCCGCTAGTTCTGTAAACGTTGGGCTTGCCAGAAACATTCCCCACAGTTTGGAAAATGTCATTACGTCGTGACGTTTGGCTTTTTCCTCCTCATATCTCCGCCAAAGTGCGGACATGCTGGTTTCTCTGATCTTCCCAAGGGTTATGCTTAATTTCGTTCCCTTGGGCTTCCACACATAGCTGTACTTATTTTTGGTAACCCTGGGCGGCAGCTGCGCATCCGCGGGGTTTTTTCGTGGTCGTCCCATAAATGGCGTCGAAATTTGGTTCCGTTGCAACATACTCATCAACCTTTGGTAATTCAGTAATATCTGGCTCCAGATTTTTACGCAGAACAATCGGCCTGTTTCTACCATCGATGGTGAAAGGGATTCCGTGACATCTGAGCTGTCGCTGCTGTTCTGTGTAGCGTCTGTAACCTGTTATTTCTTCTATTTCCGCCGGTGACAGTGTTAGGTTTTGCATAGCTATCACCTCAGATAGCCAGCCAGTTAAAAGTAACCGGCTGGTGGGCTGTTTTCTGAAAAGAAAAAATCAGTTATTCGTTAACTTCTGCCAGATGGCGGAAACATATTTGACCTGATGACGGGCATCAGAGAGGGCATTGTGCATGTCCCCATCAAATGGGATGTCGTAGCGCGGATTAATACCGATAGCTTTGCCCAGTTCTGTCATGGTCCGCACGTCGCGATCATTCCGGAACTTCCATGGACATTCGATATTGGCGCGATCATAGGATGAACGCAGGATCACGTTGTCGAACGACGCGCCATTTCCCCAAACCTGCACATCAGGACCAGCGTCTGAATTTTCGCTGATGAAATCAGAAAATAGCTCCAGCGCATCAATCAGCGGCATTGTGTCGGCCATAGCGATCGCCGAACGAGCCTCTGGAGATTGTTTTAACCACCAGATAATTGTCCCGGCGTCAGGGACACCACCAAGGAGCATGGAGGATTCAAGGGAAACCGCTGTATAAAACTCTGCCCCTGTATTGCCGGTGTTCGGGTTAAAGAACACTGCGCCGATCGAAACAATAGGAGCGTTTGATTTATTTCCCATGGTTTCGAGGTCAACCATGAGGTGCCGATAATCATCATTGTGATGACCGGTATCATTAATCATGGGATCTGTTTGATCACCATCTTCAACATTGCCTGCAGTTGTGTCAGTTGCTGTTTTGCTGATTGGCACTTCAGGAGCAATCGTGGCTTCATTACTGCGAGTTTCTTCCATCTGCACATTGCTGGTAGTCTCCAGATCTATTGCTGTATCAGGTGTCGCTACGGTTGTAATTAAGTTGTCGATGGAAAAGATCCCGTTACCGACATTGCAGACTTCAGTTGTTCTGGGTTTGGTGAGATCTTCATGAACCCATTCAGGATCATTCGGGTCGCTAATTCCCTCGACAAATTCACCGCGGCCGGCGGCGAGTCTTTTGCTCATATCGTCACGCAGAGAATCCTCAGTTGATACATCAGTGCTTTCATCTTCTGGGGAAGGTAAATGCCGGGCCGCAGCGAGTAATTCAGCGCTAGGGTTAGCGTGGTCCGTTTCCGTCAGATTTTTGCTGATATAAGCAAGGTGCTCGCTCGGGAATAAATGGATCTCCGGGCGTGCCTGGCGAATCAGGGCAAATATTGCGGCGCGGGAATAGTCCAGGATGCCAGCGGATTTCCGCAGCAATTCAGACCAGGCGCTAAACGCTGGCATTGTTTGCTTGTTTTTTACGATGTCCTTACTACGTTGCAGGATCCCTCGAGGGAATGCGTAAATATCAAAATCCATCGGTAGTAATGCGGCCGCGATATCGATGTCCAGCGTATCAAGGGAATGCTCTAACAAATCTCCGCGGTCTGTTTTGCCAACGCCGCCAGCGTTTGTCCCTGTGTCTGTGGTTTTCATTGGGATCGGACCACATGGTTTGCCTGTACGCCATGCTTTCACGAATACGCCGCGGTTGATATGCGGGGTAATCCACCAGTCACGGATGAAAGAGATTAACTGGTTGAGCTCTGGTTTTTTATTTTCAGACGGCCAGATTGATTTGATCGCTTCACACAGGAAACTAAGGTTTGCGTCGTTCGCCTTATCCTTAAACTCACCGGCGTTCTCGGCGGCCAGAAGCAGATTCTGAACGTAGCTGTTATCGGTGTCTGTTTCGGCGTCAGCGATTTGTTTAATCAGGTCTGTGTCGGCGATGGTCACCAGCTCATGAGTTAAGTATTGAGCCAGCAAACGACGGCGGAATGACATGCTGGCAACAGCTACCTGCAGGTTTTCTGGCTCGGTTTGTGGCTCTTGCTTCCGTGTCCAGGCTTCTACCACTGCAACGCGTTCATCTTCGGTGTCGCATGTTTCATAGTCCTGGACAAACAGGGCTATGTCCTGCCCGGTCATTTCATCAGTTTTTTCATGCCAGATTTCTGCTAACAGCTTAACCAGCAAACTACGCGCCGCACAGGCGCAGCCTGACTCAATAAGTTTTGCTGCGAGTTCATCTGTCAGTTCTAAAACATCCGGGGATGTTAGCGCAGCAGCTGCGACACACAGCGCATTGTGAGTACCGTCATTATTCTTGAGATATTCATTGATGGTGCTGACTTCTTCCTGTGATGGGTGCTGCTTGCCGTAGAGCCAGTGACAGGCCACCTGCTGAGCAGGGGAGAGCTCGCGAACAGAAATATAGTCGTTACTCTCTGTTTTAGTTTTTTCGGAAACAGCTGGTGGCGTGGCCTCCACAACGATTTTTTGCCAGCAGTTGTCGTCGTCGAGCTGGTAACGGTCGCACCAGGTGTCATCCAGTACGCTTTCTACTGGCAGATCGTCCAGAACAGGAAAGTTTGTGCGGATAGGGAGCTGGTGGTCGGCTGCACGCCCGACGGTGATCCCTTCATCCTCAAGAATGTTCAGTATCTCGCGGTCTGCTCGCGAATCAGATTTTGCAGAAAACCAGCAAAAAATGCTTTTAGCCTCAGTGGCTTTCGCTTTTGCTTTAATCAGGTACGCATAGTTGTTCATTGCGTTCGGGCTCCTTCAGGTTGTAAGATACCCGGCAGCTGATGGCAGCCGCCTTGGTGGTGGTCATTGGTCAAAACTCGAAACCGGAACGCTTTGGTCGGCTTTCCGGGTGCTTAACCCGCCTTGCGCGGGTTTTGTGCTTTATGGGGCTGGAGAATCGCCCCGCAGCAGCTGCGACACGTGAACGCCGTCAAGCGCTCGCAGGATAGGCTCAAAGGTTTTATGGGCTGGCAGTTTAGATACCGCAGTGATTACGTCTGTAACGGTGATGTCTTCGCCTCGAGGGCTATAACCGCCACCGGGTCCGCGCTGTGAGATAACCAGGTTACCGTTACGCAGCTTTTTGAATATCTGCTCAAGATATGAAGTGGACAGCTTTGATTCTTTGCTGATAGCCGTCAGGGACACCGGCGAACCATCGTACATTTTGTTCAGGGTAGCGACGGCCTGGACGGATGCCAGAACGCGTTTCATTCCAAATTCCATATTCACATCTCCGGCCGCAACGGCCATTGGTCAAAACTCGATTAGAAGCTTTTTACTGGCTGTTGGTCGGCAGCCGGGTCGCCTTTCTGGGCCAGGAAGTAGCAGAGTCGGCGGATCCACACTTCGATTAAATTCAATTTCACGGCTTGTTGCCGAGCTGGTCGGGCTGCAAAACAACTAAGCTTCACGGCCTGCTGGCGTGCTGGTCTGCGTGCAAAATCAATCATGATTTCTCCTGTGTGCCTTTAACGTCTGGCTGACGGAACGGTAATGCCTGCTGCGCGTTGATTCTTGTCATCTCATCCGGTGTTTCGTATGCCGCCGGCAGCTACTTCGTGGGCTTCCTGCCTTGATGACTCGTTGCGACGAAGGAATTAAAGCACTGATTTATATTTTATGTCAATCTTGGATTTATATGATTATAAACTTTTGCTTTAATACGAGAGAGAGGAGGCTGGAGTGGTGTTGTATGATGGGCGTAAAAAAACCGGCTAGGAGCCGGTTTGCATGTTTTAACGTATTGTTTGGCTAATTGTTATCATCAGCCTTCGAGCGACTACGGAGATATCTCTCAACATAATCATCGATTTCCTTTAAACGTAACTCAAAGGTATCGATCATTCTTTCCTGCTCAGCCTCAGGCAACTGCCTAAAAAGCCGCAGCATTCTATTCTCGTTGGGCTTGAGCCCTGAATCTTCTGAGACTTCCTCACCCAACAGCCAAGTAACAGAAACGTTGGCAGCGTCTGCAATTGCTATCGCAGACTTCTTGCTGATCACTCCTTTCTTAAACCACCCATTCACTGCTTGGGGCGTGACGCCTGCAATACGAGCCATATCAGCTTTGCTGATTCCCCTTTGGGTAATTTCTTCTAAACGAGCAACCAGTTGGTTGTTGAGTTCTTCAGTCTTTTTCATACACCCATTGTAAATGTTTGGTTTATAGTCACAATAAATTTACAGTTTGCATAATATGCAAACCTATGCTTTATTATGCCTAACTTAACTAGGAGATAGACATGACTGCCCTTGATAACGCAATTCGAGCTGCTGGCTCAGCCAATAAACTTGCTTCCACGATTGGTGTAAGTGGGATGGCTGTGAGTCAGTGGAAAGCAAAAGGCACAGTCCCTTCATCACGGGTTCTCCAGGTGTTTAACGCTACCGGGATTACACCCCATGAATTGCGGCCTGATTTATACCCAAACCCGACAGATGGGATTCCGAAGGAGTGATTATGCAAACCATCTCTTCTCAAAATCATACCGCAGTGAAAGGTATGCAACTGAAAACAAAAAATCAGTATTCGCCACGTCGCCGCGATGGCATGCAGTGCCAGAAAATTTATGCGGCAGTGCAGGAATGGGAATCCACGATTCCTGGCAAAGCACAGGATGTGGTGGCGCAGCTGGTGGCCGAACGGTGGGAAAAACAAAACGGTCGCGGCATCAGTGTTAACAAGCAAAACCTGTACCGCTATCTGAAGAACGAAAACGGTTCTGAGAAATACACCGGATATGTCATCCAGCTTTCCACGGCGATTGCTGATGCGATGCCGATTGAAGTAGCCCGTAAGTACGGTTTAAAGCGCGGGTTAACGGAAACAGAGCTGGTGGCCAGTGCGATCAAAGAGTGTAGCGATGCTCACCAGGCGAAGTTGTTAGGCGCTCCGGTTAAGAAGCTTGAACGCGAGATAAGAGAGGCTGCAATCGCATTGTTTAACCTGCTTCCAGCAGATCTGGCGGGACCACTACTGGCGAGCGTAGCCGCCGTAGCGCCACAGTGTTTTTAATCGAGTTTTGACCAATGAGTACCGTAAAGAATCGAGAGGAGGCCGCATGAGCATTGACGCAATGCGATGGGCCAAAAAGGTGAAGACCGGGAAATCATCTGCAAAGGCGGTATTAACCTGGCTTGCAGATATGTGTGGGGCGGATCTTTGTGCTTTCCCATCCATTCCAGCGCTAGCCGAAGCAACTGAACTGGATAAGAAAACCGTTCAGTCCAGCCTGCAATATTTAGTGTCCGTTGGGCTGATTCAGGATACCGGTGAACGTCGGGGCAGGACAAAACAAATTCCTGTGTACCGTCTCCTTGGTGTGGAAGAAAGCATTGGAGATTTAGAACACACCCGAAAACGGGAACATTACCAAAATCGGGATCGTTTAAATGCACCCGAAAACGGGGTTGTTACACCATCAAACGATACCGAAAACGGTTGTGTTTCCGGTATGAAAAACAGCCAAACGATCCCGTTTTTTCCGTCAAACGATCCCAAAAACGGGATCCGGAATCTACCAAAGGAACCTAAAGATCTAAACCCCATACATAGAGGAATGGTCGGACCAGATACCCCGACTTATCCTGGACAGCCCGGAATTGCGTTTGGTGGTAGCCAGTCGTTTGGAAAATTCCAAATGTACCAGGGCTGGAAACCTTCCGGCGATTTCCAGCGGCAAGCGGTGCTTTGGGGGATGCCTGTTAAGCAAGGGCTAAACCTTCCGGCGGAGCTGAGTAGTTTCATTGCCTACTGGCAGGCTGAGGGGAAAGTTTTTCATCAAGTTCAGTGGGAGCAGAAGTTAGCCCGGCACCTAAACAGGGCAGTAGCCCAGTCAAAACCAGCACAAGGGGAAACAGGTTATGTGGGAACGCGAACTGAACCAGCAGCATCCAGAGCTGTTCAACAGATACGAGCAGCCCGTGAACAACGGCAACGCGCTGCAGAACACTCAGGCGAGCGAAACGGCCTGGCGTCTGTGGGAAGTCATGGGCGAGATATTTTCGAATCGCTGGATTCAGAAGAACGGGGAAGAACCGTCAGAACTCTGGATGGCCCAAATTGGAACGATGAGTGAAGCCCAGATTGCGCTGGTGTGTAGCCAGTGCATGGAGCGGTGTGCTTTGGGTCACACATGGCCGCCAGATCTTGCCGAGTTTGCTTCGTTGGTTTCTTCCAGCGGCGCCAACCCATTCAATCTGACCTCTGACGCCGTTCTTACAGAGTACAGACTCTGGCGAAACGAATCATACCGTTATTCGGGAAGCGACAAATACCCGTGGAAACAGGATGTGCTCTATCACATCTGCATTGAAATGCGCAGAACCGGAGTGGAAAGAAGCCTGACAGAAGGAGAACTAAAAAAGCTGGCAGATAAGTTACTGACGAAGTGGACGAAGCATCTGGCTAACGGCTTTTCAATCCCGCCGATACGCCGCCAGTTAGCTGCGCCAAGTCACCCTTCGGGGCCAACGCCAGCGCAAATTCTGATGGACGAGTACAAGCGTCGCAAAGCGGCAGGTTTAACCAAGTAAGCGAGTTTTGACCAATGACCAAAAAGACTAAAGACCGAGTAACTCAGGCGCGGCTGGTGCTCGCAGTTGTGGACAGAACGCCGGAATGTGTTCTGCAGGATATTTGCGAAGCGCTGGATCTTACGTCAAGCCGCGCGGGAAACCATCTGCGCCAGTTGTACTACGCGGGAAAGCTAGGCCGGATTAACAACGGTACTCAGTACGTTTACCGGGTGCGCGCCGGCGTTGAGATCCCCGATGTTGAATTGCCAGATATGGCGCCGCGCTGTGCACCAGAAAACCTGCTGGAAGTTCAGGAGGCGATGGCAAAGGCCAAAGCGCTTGAGAGCAAAGGGCTATGGCGGAGAGCTGCAACAGCTTACACTTTGATTATGGGGATGGCTAGAACATCAAATGAACTCTGGAGCATTGCCCGGTTGCGTACCCGATGCCTTAGGAATGTTCAAAGACATTAACTCCTTCTCAATACGACGAAGATAATTATGATTTAAATTCTGCTTCAAGTTTGCGCATATCTGGTATGTGAGGAGTTGTATATTCTCACTTCACTGTGTAGTGGTTCGTCTGATTGAAGCAACGCAGAGGGCTACTGCACATTACTAATGAAGTGTTTAATTTATTATTCTCAACACAATAAGTGCTATTAATTCTTTTACCCTGATAGCAGCTATATATATTTTGATTTTTTGTTTGATAGATTTGAGTGATGATTGTAATGTAATTAATTATCTGTAATTGCGTTGCTGTTGTATTTATTTTGTTTATTATTTGTTTCAATTGTGGTGTTTTCGGTGTTTTTTAACATTAAGTTAGCAATAGTTTCTGCGCGGTATGGTTCATTTGTATTACAAAATATTGGCTGGGGCTAATAGGACAATTACTAAACTATAAATTTAATTCTAGGGGGGAGAGGGGGAAGCTATTAGCAAAAATCCTTACAATTAAGAGTGTTAAAAATTAAATAATTATTAGTGTGCTAATTACATTGTTGGCAACATAGGATAATTCCTACTAATGATTTGTAATATTTTGAAATATATATAGGCAGTGATCTGATTATCAGATAAGCCAAAAAAATTTAAAATTGATTTGTATCATGAATGATATTTTTTCTCACATATGCTGTAGATGCTAATCCGCATCCAGTTAGTATTCATATCGGATACGTAAAAAAACATAGGGGCAACGTCATTAGCAATGCTTAGCCTGCGAGGACTCGTGCTATAGGCTAGACTTGCTAATCGGGCACCACAATCAGGATTAAAATCAATGAATCACGTCTATAATGTTGTCTGGAACCATTCTCTTTTGATATGGACCGTCGTATCCGAACTGGGTAAAGGGAAAACAAAATCCTCAACACCAAAAGCGAACTCAAAATCTACTAGAAATGCTTCTCTGGTTGCATCGGCATTACTTATCGTGAGCGGTAATGTGTACGCATATGACGTTAATGGATACACTGATTTTAATTCTTCGACATCGATTTCTGATGGCTTACAGTGGAATGGTACTGCAACAGTCCAGGTCGATCAGGGGGCTAATGTTACTGTTTCCAATGCGTCAGGCAGCTCAACATTGGATATGAATCCTGCTGGCGGCGGAAATACCTCTTTATGGATTCATGGGGGGACCCTAACCGCTAGTAATAATGGTAGCTTGCTCATGGGGACCAACAGCTTATTGCAGGTAGGTGGCGCCAAAGTTGGTGGGTTGACAAGCGAGCAATCTGGAGGTTTTGGGGGAACATTAACCGTTGGCGAGTTAAAAACCGCGACTGGAGCAACTGATGCCACAATCTGGATGTTTGGCTCCTCTTCCTCTACAGCTAAGTTAAATGCAGACAGCATTGATTTGGAGGCTGATAAAAATGATCTCTTCATTGACCGGGCTAGCGACACAGAGCTAGGATCTGACATTAATGTCACCAATGATATGACGATAATTAATAAGACCGGAGGCAGCTTCCTGTTAGCTGGTGGATCGAACATTAATGTTGGTGGAAACCTGTATCTTGATACAACGAATGGTTCATTTCTTGTTAGCAATGATAGTAGTACCAGGGGAATCAATGTCGGCGGTGATTTAACATTGATAAACAATGTTCAACTTTCTTCAGACATAAACTCAGTAAGTACAGAGGCTGGGATATACTCTGCTGTTGTAAATGTCGATGGTGATATTAATTTAGTAGGCAAGAATGTTGGTAGTACTGGTCTACAGATCATTAATGGAACTGGCACTGGAATAACCAGTCTTGGTGACTTCAATATATCTTCAACAGTGAGTGGAAACACTACAGATGTGATTTTTGGTCACGCTGCAAAAGTGACAAGTTACCAGGATATTACACTTAACAGTGTAGTTGGTGGTGCAACAAATCTTTACATCGGTGATTCTAAGTACGGAGCTCCTACCGATATTTCAGCGAAAAGCATTGATATGACAGGGGGGGGTAATAATAAAGTTATATTTAACAATAATATAAACACTCCAGCTGGTACCGGCTATTTATTTGATGTCGCGATTAACGGTAATGGATCTATTGAGCAGCAGTCTGGCCATACGACCCTAAGTGCGGCTTCCAACTTCAATGGGGGGACGGTCATCAGCGGCGGTTTGCTTTCCATTGCCAACAGTCAGGCTCTGGGTAGTGCCGGGGTCGCCATTAACACTGCAAATAATGATGATACAAAAGGGCTTGATATTGCCTACACAGATGGTGCGTCGTTCGGGAATCAGTTATCAGGTTCGGGATATACGACAGTATCTGGGATTGCGCGTATTGTTGGCTCTAACCAGGCTTATGCGGGTAACTGGAATATCACCGGTACTGCGATGACTGATAAGAACGTGTCTTCAACCCTCACTAATTTTGGTACCGGTGAAATCCAAATAGCTGATAGTGGTACCCTTATAGCAGAAACCGCGGGTGCGTTTGATTTCGTTAACCAGTTAGTCGGGAATGGCACTCTCATTGCTGACAATAACAATGCCGAGTTTAATTTTACCGCGGGTGCTGGCAATCAATTTGCTGGGGATGTTGTTTTAAAAAACAATACTTTCGATCTGGAAAACATCAATACCACAGCACTGACTAATGCTACTTTGCATGTCGGTACTGGAAATGCAACTACGGTAGGTATTGGGACCCAGAATATCGGGGGACTGGCCTTTAATGGCGGCAAACTCATTTTTGGCGATGTTAATCCGGGTGACACTACCAGTGATCGTTATATCGAAACCAGCAAGGAACTTAATTTGACTGGTACCGGTCAAGTCCAGATCAATGATGGCGCACCTTTTGAAAACCTCCCTCAAACGCCGAATACTGCCTTACCTTTGCTACAGCAAGATAGTGCCGGAGTCATGGTTAAATTGGCTGGGGCCAGTGGCACAGTAACTGGTGATGGCGGAAATCTTTCTTTCATCGATCAGAACGGCAATGTTATTTCCGAGAAGACATTCTCAAGCATTACTCAAAATGGCGAAACAGTTGCAATAGGAACCTATGACTATCGCCTTACTAGTGGTGATAATGCTGATGGCCTCTATGTTAACTATGGATTAACTGAGGTTGAATTATTGGCGCAAGGTAGTAACGCTTTGACGCTGAATGCTGAAGGTAATACCGGAAATGCTGCAGATTTAAGTGCGAAAGTCACCGGAACCGGCGATTTACGTATTGATTCCGATACTGCGGTTAGCTTGTCCAACAGTGATAACAGCTACAGTGGCCTGACTGATGTGGTCGCAGGTACACTGAAAATGGGTAATAACAACGTTCTGGGTAAGACCCGGTTACTGAATATTCGCAGCGGCAGTCAATTTGATATGAACGGCTACGCTCAGACATTACAGAATATTCAGACAGAAGCTGGAAGTTTACTGGACTTTAACCAGGGTAGTTTGACTGTAAGCAATGGGACAATTGCTGGTGACATGACTGGCGCAGGTAACCTGACCGTTACTGGTGGCATCGTCACGGTTAGCGGCAGCGGCGCTGGAATGACTGCTAAAACAACGATTGCTTCCGATGGCACAATCAATATGTTGTCTACCGATGCACTCGGTAGCGGTGATGTGGATAACCAGGGATTACTTGTGCTTGGGGAAAATGCCACAGGTACCACACCTACCGGTTACCAAATCGGTTCTTTGAGCAATAGCGGCACGGTTATGATTGGTCATAATGATGATGCAGGTAATGCAGTTGCGGGGACTACACTGACCGTCAACGGTAATTATGCTGGAGATAATGGGCACCTGCTATTTAATACTGTGTTAGGGAATGATAGCTCGGTCACCGACAAACTGGTGGTCACTGGTGATACGTCAGGCGATACTTCCGTTAGCGTAACAAATGCTGGAGGTACTGGTGACAGCACGTTGAACGGTATTGAACTTATTAGTGTTGGTGGCCAATCTGACGGTACCTTCACTCAGGCTGGTCGAATTGTTGCTGGTGCATATGACTATTCTTTGGTTCGTGGTACGGGCGATAATAGTAATAACTGGTATTTAACCAGCAGTCTGACACCGGTTGATCCACCGGATGAGCATGTGAATCGCCCGGAGGCAGGTAGTTATATTGCCAACATGGCAGCAGCTAATACCTTGTTCAACACTCGCCTACATGACCGCTTGGGTGAAACACAGTACGTTGATGCCCTGACTGGTGAGAAGAAAGTCACCAGCCTATGGCTACGTCAGGTTGGTAACCATAATAGTTGGCGTGATGGTAGTGGCCAGTTGAAAACACAGAGCAACAGCTATGTCGCGCAACTGGGAGGGGATGTTGCACAGTGGTCCACAGACGGTCTGAACAGAGGGCACATTGGCCTGATGGCAGGTTACGGTAATAACCACAACACGACCCGTTCTTCAGTTACGGATTACAATTCAAAGGGCTCACTTAACGGTTACAGTGTTGGTACTTACGGCACCTGGTTTGCAAACGATGCGGATAAAGCTGGGTTGTATGTAGACAGTTGGTTGCAGTATAGCTGGTTTAACAACCAGGTTAATGGACAACAACTTGCCAGCGAGAGTTACAAATCAAAAGGTCTAACGGCTTCTGTTGAGACGGGTTATACCATCAAGATGGGCGAATTTGCTGGTAGTCAAGGTTCGCTTAATGAATGGTTTATCCAGCCACAAGCTCAGGCAATCTGGATGGGCGTGAAGGCGGATGATCATCGTGAAGAGAATGGTACACGTGTCAGCAGTGATGGAGACGGTAACGTTCAGACCCGTCTTGGCATGCGGGCCTATCTGAAAAGCCACCATGCCATGGATGAAGGCAAAGGTCGTACTTTTGAGCCGTTCATAGAAGCGAACTGGTTGCATAACACTCGTACTTATAGCACGACTATGGATGGTGATCGCATTTCCCAGGCCGGAGCTCGCAATATTGGTGAAGTTAAAGTGGGTGTTGAAGGGCAGGTTAACTCTCGCGTGAATCTATGGGGGAATATTGGTACTCAGGTTGGTGATAAAGGGTACAGTGATTCTAGCGCTATGGTGGGGATCAAATATAACTTCTGATGCTATAGAGGTCGGGGATACACTCTGGTCTCTAACCTCCATAATCATTTCAATTTAGTTAATTATTCAAACCCGCTTCGGCGGGTTTTTTATTTCTTATACAAAACCCAATGGAAACATAGATGTATCATTGGCAAAAAATGCCTTCATGGGATTGATAAATTGCCTGCATGAGTATACTGTACGTATATACAGTATTTGCGTGTTGGGGCTTTGATTCGTTTTATTATTTAGCGCTTAGACATGCCGTAGCTAGGGGGTTGTAGTGGATCTAAAACAGAACATGCCAGATCAGGGCTATGTCGTAATTCGATGTGATGATGGCGTTATTGTCGCCAGGCTTCCATCATTTCCTGTCAGCGAGCGCGCGCTGATGTACCGCCGCGGGGATGTGATTTCCTTCATGCCTTTGCAGCCAGACGAGATTGTTGGTACACCTTCGTTATTCGCACAAATGCTTGAAATGGCTAAGTCCCGACCTGGTTACCTGATTCCCTCCGGTTCTGTTAAACTCCCTTCATAGGCCTGAACAACCTATACCTGCTGCGCCACGGAGACACCATGGCGCAAAACACACAAATCCCGATTTTTTCCCTGATGTGCAGCCACGTCAGCGGTTCTCTTTTGTCTTTTTTCTGCCGGGGTACGGTATGAAAAGAGACTGGTTCTATCAGGACAACCTGACCGAAGAGCAGGCCGAAGAGCTAGTGGCCCGTTATCGTGCGAATAACATCACCGTAGAAAAAAGCCTCGATGTTGATCCCCGCTTTTGGGTTGTATCAGCATTCCTGCCTGTATCTGACCGCCACCAGCGGACGCAGCGCTCTATGTGCTCTCGGGGGTGGAAATGAACGAGAAGGTTTACAACATCACCCCACTGGGAAAACCCCGAATGACCCGCGCCGATAAATGGAAAAAACGCCCGGAGGTTCTCCGGTACCGTGCTTTCTGTGACGAGGTGAGGCTGAACAAGGTCACGCTCCCGGAAAGCGGGTATCACGTTATCTTTGTGCTGCCGATGCCACCGAGCTGGAGTAAGAAGAAGCGAGCCTTAATGGACGGGAAACCCCACCAGCAAAAGCCTGATAAAGACAATTTAGAAAAGGCGCTGCTGGATGCCCTTTTTGGCGAGGATAGCCATATCTGGGATGGGCGCGTGACCAAAATCTGGGGCGAAACCGGAAAGATGATCATCCGGGAGGGGGAAACGTGCGAGCTCTCCTGATGCCAGAGATTGCCCGTCATATGGGTATTGTTCTGCTGAAGCCAGGCAAGGAGCTGATGGGCTTATTCAGCGGCGGACGTATTCTGATTGAGCGGCAACCGGACTTCATGAAAGATTTGCCGTCGGGCAGAATAGCGGACGCCCGGCAGCTGCTGGCGGAAGATCCGACACTAACGCCATTCTTTCTGGATGCGCGTGTTGTTCGGGCTGCTGGTGGCGTTACGGCGCTGGAGGACTGGCTGGGCCGTAATGTTTCAAAATGCCAGTGGCCGCACAGCAACTACCATCACCGTGAGCTGGTGATGTTCAGGCATGAGCCGGGTTCAATTGTCGCGTGCTGGCATTGTGACAACGAGATACGCAACCAGAGCGACAACGTTCTGGATGATCTGATCGCCCGAAACCTCGCTGATTGGGTGATTGAATGTGTTCGTATCAAAACCGGCTGCGCTGCGGACAGAATGCTTTCGCTGGCTGAGTTGTGCTGGTGGGCCGTATCAGAGGGGATAGGGGATGCCATAACCGAAAATATGGCGAGCCGTTCCCTTGGTCTGAAAGATGATCCTTTCCAGTCGGTCTACAAAGAAAGCGAGATTGTTCCGTCATACCCGGCATCGGACATACTCGCCGAACGGATTAGCCTTGTTCCTGCCCGTCAGGCAGCTGCTGAACCACAACCGGAACCAAAAGCAGTAAAACCCGTTGTTCAGGTTCAGGTAGACCCAGAAGCCCCCGCCACATTATTCGCCCGGCCTAAGCGTATTCGCTGGATATCCCCGCGCTTTATTGAATGGGTTAAAACCCAGCCGTGCGCGTGCTGTGGACAGCCGGCAGATGATGCCCACCATCTTATCGGATGGGGACAGGGCGGGATGGCAACCAAAGCCCACGACATTTTCACCATACCGCTATGCCGGGTTCATCACCGCCGGTTACATGACAATCCCACCGCATTCGAGCGCGAGTATGCGCCGCAGCCAGTATTAATCATTCAATTGCTGGACCGGGCCTATGCGCTCGGCGTTCTGGCGTAAAGGAGAATCATCATGACACCACGTCAACGCCGTCTGCACCAACAAGGGCTCGTCACTGTCGCCACCGCGCCCCGCAAAAGCTGGTTAGGCCGTTTTACCCCGCTCACCAATATTCAGGGGGGGTGGATTAAATCACTTCTATCAACCTGGGGAGAGGGCGTTAGAGGAGGAGCTGCCCCACGTATGCCGCGTGAACATTCCTGCTGGAACGTAATCAGAAGAGGGCGATGGTCAGATAAAGCTCTGGAACGATTCACCGTTGCGCTTGAGCAGGCTAGAAACGAGGGATTCAAAGGGGAGCAGGCCTTAAAGAGAGCACACTGTATCATCTGGCCGCAAACCCCAAGCAGCGTCATTGATGAGGCGATAACCAATGACGACGTGGATTTTATTGAAGAGTCTGTACTGTCGGCTTTTGATATCAGCGATCCCGTCTACATTGTCGGCCTGCAGTATTACACCACGCGAAGAAAAATTGCTGATATCAGTAGAGAGCTGCAGGCGATTGCCCCATGGCTGACTGATGGAGAGGCGCGGAAGCGCGTTCGCTGGTGCCTTGAGATTTTCCGGGCAAAGGTATTCCTCTCATCCCGTAAGCTGATGGAAGAGTGATTAATTTTAGCTATTTGTGCTCTTTTTTTATTTTGTTATTGAAAGCTGGCCAGAAAATCAGATAATCCATTCATGCTTGGCAGAGCTGCGCCACGATGGCAGCGACGTTAAGCGACAATTTGAATATAGCGAAAGCCCCGCCAGTCGGGGCTTTTGTTTTGCGGCGATACGACAGGGGTATTCGCGGGATGCATTGCATCAGTACCCCTGTCACATCGCCGTTTCTCGCACTATCCAACAACATTTTCACTTCATATAAAGGCTGCCATCTGGTGGCCTTTTTAATTTTCAGGCTCCGGGAATCACTCCCTACTTACCCTTTGACACAAGAGCCCGCGAGCCTGATCCCTTTCCACCACACACAGCACCATCCGAATTGTCCGGAGGTGAGGCTATGACCCGAATGAGCACAATTTACAGCAGACTTTCATATGGGACGGGAACCGCGTTGACTGGCTGCGGTGTCTCTGCAAAGGCCCATGCCGAAATAACTAAAGAGGTATCGTGGATGCTGGCCGAGAAAGTGGCAGGACTCGGTTTAAGTGACTGGGCAATTATTGTCGGTATCGCATGCACCGTTATCACCTGCGGCGTGAACTGGTATTACCGTCGTAAAGAGCGGGAGGATCGGTTAAATGCCCGTCAACAAAACGAAGCTTAGCGCGGCGATGCTGGCGCTGCTTGCATCAGGTGCAACGGCGCCTTTTTTATTTGACCAGTTTATCAGTGAGAAAGAAGGCAATGCGCTGGTGGCCGTTGTCGATCCCGGTGGCATCTGGTCGCTATGTCATGGCGTCACCATAATCGATGGCAAGCCCGTTGTGAAAGGTCAAACCGCAACCGAGGCCCAATGCAAAAAAGTTAACGCCATTGAGCGTGACAAGGCGCTCGCGTGGGTTGACCGCAATATCAAAGTGCCACTGACCGAGCCACAGAAGGTCGGCATTGCGTCGTTCTGCCCCTATAACATCGGGCCGGGCAAATGCTACCCGTCAACGTTCTATAAGCGCATGAATGCCGGTGATACGAAAGGTGCCTGTGAAGCTATCCGCTGGTGGATTAAAGACGGTGGCCGCGATTGCCGCCTGACCAAAGGTCAGAAGAATGGCTGCTATGGTCAGGTGGAACGGCGGGACCAGGAAAGCGCGCTGACGTGCTGGGGGATAGACCAGTGAAACCAAGTAACATTTGTTTCATTGCGGCTGGTGTGCTGGCTGTTACGGGATTGCCTGGCTGGGGATGGTTCTTATTTGTGGGAGTAATCCTGCTATGAGCATTCGTTCTCAGCTTATTGTCGCTGCGTTGCTGGTGGCTTGTGCGTTTCTCGCTGGCAGTGAGTGGATGAACCGCAGCTGGAAAATAAAGTGGGCTGACCGGGATAGCACGGAATCCTCACAGGAAGCGAACGCGCAGACCGCTGCTCGCATGATTGAACAAGGGCGAACAATTGCCCGGGATGAGGCCGTTAAAGATGCTCAAGCTAAAGCAGCGAGCGCTGCCGTTACTTCTGCTGGCCTGGCTACCACTGTTAGCCAGCTGCAACAGCAAGCCAGAAAGCTCGCTACCCACCTGGACGCCGCAAAGCACACCGCAGATCTCGCCGCTGCCGTCAGAAGCAAAACAGCCGGAGCCGACGCCGCAATGCTCGCCGACATGCTCGGAAGTCTTGCAGAAGAAGCTCGATATTATGCTGGACGAGCTGACGAAAGCTACCGGGCAGGGATGACGTGTGAGCGTATCTATGACTCAGTGAGAGAGTCAAACAATAACCCAACAGCCTCGCATCAGCGGGGCTTTTAATTACTTAGAGAGCGAATAATGAAAGCAGCGAAAGATTTTAAATTCTGTCTGGGGCAGTTGGTTAACCTGCGTATCAGTGATGAGCATGGCGAGGTACAGGCCCGCTCCCAGCATGTAACTGGTGAGAACCAATACTTTATTTACTACCAGGCTGCAGATAAGTGCGCGACAGAGCGTTGGTATTCCGAATCCCAACTGGTAGCGGTTGAGGACGATCGCTCACCGGGTATGCCGGTCTTTGGTTGCGTTGAGTTGCCCGAGGGCGCTGTAGTCGAAGAGTAACGCATTACAGCAGGCATTCGCTGAGTGCCTGCTGTAAAATGGATGGTTAGAGTAATTTTATAAATTTATCGCTGTCGTTAACTTGCTTGGCAATCCTGAGAATTACCGCAGCAATAGAAGCAATGAACTTTTCACGATTTGAAATACCTTCGTCATTGAGATGTATTCCTTTATCACCAACCAGAATGCCAAATTTGGGGTTTTCAATAAGCTCTCTTTGATCACCTTTGCTTATGTGGGTGATTAATTTATTTATTTCTTCATCGGTAATTTCCGAGTTATCAATTTGATGAGAGCGTGCATTCCTGATTTTGTTTATGACTTTAAGCTCTTGGTAAGAAAACTCATTCAAACCAAAATTTGTAGCGAGTTTGAGTTTTGCCGCGTATGACATAGTGAGGTTTTCGCCGAAACCATCAAAAAAATTAACGTTGTTTGATGCCGCACAGCACCATGCTTCAATAATTTTCTCGGTTACCAGGTGAAGGCGCAAGACTACACCTATGTCGTCTTCACTTTGCATTATCGAAGATAGTCTTTCCCATGTTTGTTCATTAAGCAGAACCATTTCATTGAAAATTTTCTTATTCATAAATCATTCCTTTGTTGGATGCGCCAGTGCTCGTGGGCAGACGAGCACTCTACACCAGTATACAGAGAGGTAACGCATGGGCGGAACAATCGAGATCAGTGAAGTTGGGATGACAGTCAATATGGCTGGTGGCGGGAAAATAGTTATCGGAGATTGGGGCGATAACATAGTGCCCAGAGCTGAACCACTCCCACCTCTTACCCCAGAAGAGGAGCTTTACGGCCGCGATCTTTGCCTCTTACCTGCTGGTTGGGAAGATCTAATCGGTGACGGGAACTGGCAACATCATCTTAGCGAATCTTTGCGTCACCTATGGTCATCGTTCAACAGGGTGCAGAAGATGGCTATCGCTTATTCCATCAGTGAACTGTCAGATGAACTGACGAACATCGCATACGAACACTCCTGGTAGTACCACCGAAGCGCTTCGCACGCGCACATCAAAGAGAGTCTTTCAGTAGTGAGCCTGGGCAATCCGTTTGCTCTCGGGCGATATTGCCGTGCGACAGGCTCACACCTAAAAGGATAATCCAATGCAATTTCCGCAAGTATTAACGACACCGAAACCTTGGGGCATTCATGTTAAATGGCAATGGCCAGAGGGTAGTGAACAGTATTCCCATCTTGAAATTCAGTATCTCTATTCGGGTGGAGACCTAAAGAAACAAATTCTCGGATGGCCTTGTGAAAGTGTGACTATCGGCGGCCTAAAGGCAGGAGAACATCTGCAAATTCGTTTGCGACCCATTGATAAAAATGGCGCAGGCCGCGAATGGACTCAGGGCGACTGGATAGAAGGCGTTGCATCAAGTGATGTAGGAGATTACCTCGCCGCAATGCCCGTTGGCAGCGACACGCGCTTAATGACTACCTTTAGTGCACCAAAATTTAAAATTGAAAACGGTGAAGTCTTCATCAATAGCGCTTTTATTTTTGGAGATTCTAAGGCGAAAGACGCTCTGAAGTCGAAGACTAGCAGTGACAGCATTGTTGTTAGCCAGATTCTTGACGATGCATGGAAAAGTGGTCTCCCATGTGTTGGGGAGGCAGTTAACGATCTGGCTCAGGCTATAGCAAATGCCCGGGCATGTTCTCAAAGCTACAGGCAACATACTGTCGGCGGGGAAACGAGCGCATCAACATATAGCGTGTCTATGCACATTAATCTCAACGATGCTCAGTCCGTATCAGGTGTCGATAGCAACATCGAAGCCATTATGCAAAACGCGCTGGCGAATGAAATGGCAGCGTCAAAGCTACGAAAAATTATAGATAAAAGCATTGAAGAGAGTATCAGGCTCAGTTGCAGGCCCGGGGGAGTCATCTGGCAAACCACCAAGCGCGGGTGATAACCATTCGCATTTGATGGGTCCTCCCGGCGGGGTGGTCTACCACGGGGCGGCTGGCTCGCGGGAAACGGCTAGTTTTTCGGATCTAAGGTCATCATCATCATGTGCGCATGTTATTGATCTCGTTAGAGGTGATTTTGCGTAGATGTCGAATCGTTTAAAAAGTGTTCACCATCATGGACCAGGAAATTGCCGCTTTAAAACTGAACATAAACCAGCTGGCGGGGATTACCGGTGTACACCGTCAGACGGTTGCCACCAGGCTTAAAAATATCGAACCAGCGCCGGGCAGCAACAGCAAACTTAAACTTTATCTGGTCACCGATATTCTGGCCGAGCTGATGATCCCCACCGTGTCAGCCAACATTGATGACATGCCACCATCGGACAGGCTTTCGCACTGGAAAGCGGAAAACGAGCGACTGAAGTTCGAACAGGACACCGGCCAGCTTATTCCGGCAGATGAGGTGGCGCGTGAATTCTCATTGATGGCGAAAGCCGTCGTCATGGTGCTTGAAACTCTCCCCGATGTACTTGAGCGTGACTGCGCATTAACGCCTGCAGCGGTTTCACGCGTGCAAAGCGTTATTGATGATCTACGCGACCAGATGGCGGAGAGAGTGCAGGACGCTGAAACAGAGGAGGAAGAGCCAGAGGAGGACTGATGGCAAAGCGGGCATCCGCCAGAGGCATCCGCCGCGATGTTTCCGGTATTTTACGTGCCCCGCGTCGTATGCAGGTGGCCGATGCGGTCAGTACTTATATGCGCGTGCCAATGGGGGCGGGCAACTCCGTTCCATGGGATCCAGATCTGGCACCTTACGTCATTGAGCCAATGAACTGCCTGGCATCACGTGAATATGATGCGGTGGTGTTTGTTGGTCCGGCGCGAACCGGTAAAACCATCGGCCTGATCGATGGGTGGATTGTCTATAACGTTGTCTGTGACCCGGCGGATATGCTGCTGATCCAGATGACAGAGGAAAAGGCGCGCGAACACTCTAAAAAGCGTCTTGATCGTACATTTCGCTGCAGCCCGGAAGTGAAAATCCGACTGAGCCCACGGCGTAATGATAACAACGTCTACGACCGCACGTTCCGCGCCGGTAACTACCTGAAAATTGGCTGGCCATCGGTCAATATCATGTCCTCATCAGACTATAAGTGCGTGGCACTGACCGATTATGACCGCTTCCCGGAAGATATCGATGGGGAAGGTGATGCCTTTTCGCTGGCATCAAAGCGAACGACAACCTTCATGTCGTCCGGGATGACGCTGGTCGAGAGCTCTCCGGGCCGCGATGTACGCGATACGAAATGGCGCCGTAGTTCTCCGCATGAAGCGCCGCCCTCAACCGGGATTCTGGCGCTGTACAACCGTGGCGATCGTCGCCGTCTTTACTGGCCATGCCCTCATTGCGGCGAATACTTCCAGCCTGAAATGGACAATATGGCTGGTTATCGCGATATCACTGATCCCGTTGAGGCCAGCGAGAAAGCCTATCTGCAATGCCCAGCCTGTCAGGAACACATTCTTCCTCATATGAAGCGATCGCTGAATATGAAAGGGGTGTGGTTACGCGACGGGCAATCCATTGATAGCGATGGTGTCATTACGGGAGAAGGGCGGCGCTCGCGCATCGCCTCTTTCTGGATGGAGGGGCCAGCCGCCGCGTACCAGACCTGGGCGCAGCTCATCTATAAATTTCTTACCGCGGAGCAGGACTATCAGGCGACCGGCAGCGAGGAAGCGCTGAAGACGGTAATCAATACCGACTTTGGGCGTCCGTATCTTCCCCGCTCCAGCATGGAGCAGCGTAAAAGTGAGTTGCTCGAGCAGCGTGCCGAGGATGTGCCAAAGCGCTCTGTGCCAGACGGTGTTTGTTTTCTTATGGCGACGGTCGATGTGCAGGCGGGGCGCAACCGGCGCTTTGTTGTCCAGGTCACAGGTTACGGGAGCATGGGAGAACGCTGGCTGGTGGACCGCTACAACATCCGGCAGTCGATGCGCTACGACGGCAATGGCGAGAGCCAGCAGATTGACCCGGCAAGCTATCCCGAGGACTGGGATTTGTTACTGACCGATGTGTTTAACAAAGGCTGGCCACTGGCTTCGGACCCGAACCGGTGCATGCGCCTGATGGCGATGGCCGTGGACTCCGGCGGGGAAGATGGCGTGACCGATAACGCCTATAAATTCTGGCGCAGATGCCGCCGCGAGGGGTTAGGTAAGCAGATTTATCTCTTCAAAGGTGACAGTGTCCGACGGTCAAAACTTATCTCCAGAACCTTCCCGGATAACACCGGTCGCTCAAGCCGCCGGGCACAGGCCTCCGGTGATGTACCGCTTTACCTGCTCCAGACGGATTCCCTCAAAGACCGTGTGAACAATGCGTTGTGGCGTGATTCACCCGGTCCCGGCTATGTGCATTTTCCGGAATGGCTTGGCACCTGGTTTTACGATGAATTGACCTATGAGGAGCGATCGACCGATGGCAAATGGAGTAAGCCGGGACGTGGTGCAAACGAAGCGTTTGACCTTCTGGTCTATGCAGATGCGCTCGCCATCCTCCACGGCTACGAGAAAATTAAATGGCCCGATGCTCCTGAGTGGGCGCGGCGGGAAACGTGGCTGGAGAACGCGCCGGCGGAAGCTGGCGAAGCGCCATCCACGGCGCCAGAACCAGCCCCCACAAAAACCAGGAAGCGGAAGAAAACCGTAACCGATGATGCTAACCCTTGGACCACTTCAGGAGGATGGTTGTGAACCGTGTCGATATTGAAACCATGATCCAGCGATATACCGAAGCCGAGATGGCGGTGCTGGACGGCAAAACCATCCGTTTCAATGGGCAGGAAATGACGATGGAGAACCTTTCCGAGATCCGCAAAGGGCGGCAGGAATGGGAGCGGCGTCTTTCTTCCCTGATTGCGCAGCGCCGGGGGCAACCCGGCTACCGACTGGCGAGGTTTTAATGAGCCTGTTAGATGATGCGATTGGTGTTTTCTCCCCTGGCTGGAAAGCGGCTCGCTTGCAGGCACGCGCGAAAATCAGGGCATATGAAGCCGTTACCCCAACCCGAACGCATAAAGGGCGTCGTGAGAATCGTTCTGCTGACCAGCTCAGCAATATGGGTGCGGTTTCATTACGAGAGCAGGCCCGGTGGCTTGATAACAACCACGATTTGGTGATTGGGGTGTTTGACAAGCTTGAAGAGCGGGTGGTGGGAAAGGCCGGAATTATCGTCGAACCACATCCGAAACTTACGAACGGGAAGATCGCCAAAAATCTGGCTGACCAGATCCGCAGTAAGTGGTCTGAATGGTCTGTCCGGCCGGAGGTCACCAACCAGTTTACCCGGCCAATGCTTGAACGTCTGATGCTGCGTACCTGGCTGCGTGATGGGGAGGTTTTTGCGCAGATTGTCAGTGGTACAGGGAATGGACTCACGCCGTCCGCGGGGGTTCCCTTCTGGCTAGAGGCTCTCGAACCTGACTTTATCCCGATGAACAGTGATGCGGCACGCCAGCTTAATCAGGGGGTTTATGTCGATAACTGGGGCAGACCAAAGAAATTTCAGGTTTATAAAAGTCTGCCCGTTTCAGGCCGTCAGTTTGATATGAAAGACGTTGATGCGGAAAACATGCTGCATCTTAAATTTGTTCGCCGTCTGCACCAGACCCGCGGTGTATCAATGCTATCCGGCGTACTGATGCGGCTCAGCGCACTGAAAGAGTACGAAGATGCCGAACTCACTGCTGCACGTATTGCCGCGGCGCTCGGTATGTACATCAAAAAGGGTGATGGACAAAGTTACGAGGGGGACGACAAGGACGATGACCGGGAAATGATGATTCAGCCGGGCATTATCTATGACGATCTTAAAGCGGGTGAGGAAATTGGCATGGTGAAGTCTGACAGGCCAAATCCGAACCTTGAAACCTTCCGCAATGGGCAGTTGCGCGCCGTCGCCGCTGGCAGCCGCCTCAGCTTTTCAAGTACGTCCCGAAACTACAATGGCACCTACAGCGCGCAGCGGCAGGAGTTGGTGGAATCCACAGACGGTTATCTCATTTTACAGGACTGGTTCATCGGTGCTGTGACCCGGCCAATGTACCGCGCCTGGCTGAAAATGGCGGTGGCCGCTGGTGAGATTAAATTGCCCCGCGGTCTGGATATGGAGTCGCTTTACTCGGCGGTGTATTCCGGCCCTGTAATGCCGTGGATTGACCCGGTTAAAGAGGCCAATGCCTGGAAGGCACAAATCCGTGGTGGTGCTGCGACAGAATCTGACTGGGTGCGCGCCAGCGGACGCAATCCGAATGATGTGAAAGCGCGCCGTAAGGCAGAGATCGACGAAAACAAAGAGATGGGGCTGGTGTTTGATACCGACCCTGCTAACGACAAAGGAGGCACTAGTGCCGAAGCCAAAGAACCGGGCGCAACGTCGTCCGAGAGCCAGCGCAAAAAGTAATTCCTGGTTCCGCATGCAGGCCAGCGCCGATAACGAAGCGGATATTTATATCTACGACGAGATCGGCTACTGGGGGGTAACGGCGCGCCAGTTCGTGAATGACCTGAAAGCGCTGGGCGACGTGACCCATATTAACCTTCATATCAATTCGCCCGGTGGCGATGTCTTTGATGGCATCGCCATTTTTAATGCTCTGAAATTCCACGGCGCCGCGATTACCGTTTATATCGACGGGCTGGCGGCATCAATGGCTTCGGTGATTGCGATGGTGGGAAATCCGGTGATCATGCCGGAAAACACCATGATGATGATCCATTATCCATCACACTACCTCATGGGGACGCATGAAAAACCAGATTCATTCATTAACTCATTGTTAATTATGAATAAGAAGGAAATGCTGTTTGCATTGCTTTTCTACTGTTTTTCGGCGTTGCAGCTAAGTGTGTATTGCAATGTGTATTGCAGAATGAGGTGTTATGGCTGGCGAGAACAAGTTAAGCGACAAGGCGCTAAGGGCTTTGCATGGTAAACCCCAGCAGAGCCAAAAGATGGTTGCTGATGGTAGGGGACTGTCTGTCAGGATCAGCGTGAATGGCACTGTTAGCTTTGTTTTTTTCTTTAGACATTCCGGCCGACAGAGTGCCCCCATCTGGATGACGTTAGGCAAGTATCCAGATATGACACTTAAACAGGCTAGGGAGAAAAGGGACGAGTGCCGGGGATGGCTGTCACAGGGACTTGATCCACGGATAGAGAACAAACTCACTAAAGAGAGCTTGTTTACTCCGGTGACAGTTAAGAACGCTGTCGATTACTGGTTTGATAATTATGCCAGGGAAAAACGCAAAGAGACTGTACGGCTCTATCGCCGGTATGAGAGATATATCTTTCCCTACATAGGTGGATTTCCTGTCGAGAAATGCGGCCTGTCAGACTGGATCAAATGCTTTGATCGCGTAAAAAAAGTAGCACCGGTTCAATCCGCCGCGATGCTTATAGAATTAAAACAAATCTTCAAATACTGCCGAGTACGCCAGTATGTGCGGTGTAATGTGCTGGACGACCTGAGCCCTAGCGATATTGGTAAGTATCAGAACAAGAGAGAGCGGCTGCTTGAGGAAAGCTACATTGCCGATCTGTGGGGGATTTACTTTCATGGTAAGGGCAAAACTCGCGTATTGAATTACAAAAAACGCATGGCGATTTTGTGCCTTGTGTTTGGATGCCGGCTTAGTGAGGCTCGTCTATCAACATGGGAAGAATGGGACTTCGATAAATGGCTTTGGACAGTGCCGAAAGACCATAGTAAAAACGGCGCAGAGATTATTCGCCCTGTTCCTCAAAAAATGCGGCAATGGCTCGTAAACCTGTACGAAGAGACTAAAAGGCGCAGCTACATACTTGGCGAATTTAAATCTGATTCAACTGTCAGCGTGATGGGATGCACAAATTTTATATCGTTAAAGCATGATAAGCGCTGGTCATTGCATGACTTGAGACGAACATTCTCAACAAGTCTTAATGATATGGGGGTTGATTTTATTGTGGTGGAGCAGCTGCTGGGGCACACCATAAAGGGCGTGGCCGGAATCTATAATCGCAGCAAGTATATTCCTCAAAAGCAAGAAGCGCTGGACCGATGGGTTGATTACCTTGATGGGCTGGTGGGTGAAGAGAATACAGTCAAAGTAATTAAGAAAAGGAGCGCCTGATATGGCTATGTTGTCTGTTGTGAAAAAAGAAGATTTACAGTTAATGCCTGAACTTGACCGAATGATTCGCGAACCTGAATGCCGAGCTATGACCACGCTGTCAAACTCAACACGCTGGCGTATGGAGCAGGAAGGAAAATTTCCTAAACGCATCAAGATTGGGCCGTCAGCCGTTGCATATCGCCTTTCTGAAATTCAGGCGTGGATTAGGGGGGAGTGGGGTAATATTTAAACTACCCCACTATGTGGGGCTAGTTTTGTTTTATTCTAATACAATAATTATTGTGATCGATTTGATATGCGGAGGGTTCGGATGAATTTAAATAATCGTCCAGCTGATTGTAAGTTACTGGTTCTCCATTAAAGTCTATCCGCCAGAAAGTAGGGTCGAGAGAGTTGATAAACTGATTATCTTCTTCATTGATTAATTCAAGGACAATTTCATTATTTTTCTTATAGTAGTATCTTGTTAAGAATCTCGTCTCAGACTCAATGGAAATAGTTACTTTGACATATTTATTTTCATCAATAATGATGGTTTCGCCTATGTTAGACAGTTTCTCCACTTCATCAATTGACTCACTGGGAGCATATTGTACGTCAGGTGTTTTTATCTCTTTGAATATTTCCGTCAATGCGATCCCCGCTCCTTTCAGAAGAGAGCTGGATAGGCTTAAGCACATTGACGTATATGACTCTTCTACAGGACTAGGGAGACCACGCCCTCTCTCTTCCTCACTCAGACCAATTCTATAGAATGAGAGTGGTAAGGCATGAACATGGCTGGACAAAAATGTATACATCCATCGAAACGTTGGACGATCAATATCTATTTTTTCAGCTATTTCCTCTAGAGGCTGCATATATGGTGTTTGTCCATTTAAGTACTTTCTTTGCTCACCAGGCTTCAATGATGCAAAAAAAGCATTAGATGTTAATCTTTCTTTTAATTCTTCTGCTTGCTCTGTTAATTGCTTTATTTGGTCTTCATTATCTAGAGCTGTGAAAAGTCTAATTCTTGCTGTGCAGTCATGAAGATTTAATATATTCCATCTGCAATCCCATTCATTTGAATCGCAGTCCTCGACACATAAATAATGAAAGCAAAGTCTTATTTCTAATATTGTTCTTGCTATATTGCAACAAGTCGCGTAATCCCAGTGTTCTATTGATTTGGATGACCAGGAATTGTGAGGGGCTAAATTAATGAGACTCACGGCTCTAACAATCATGGCAGTGTAAAGCACGCTTGCATAAAAATGCTTACTAGTAGGTGAAGGAATGCCTGAAAATTCCTTAGACAAAAGGATACTTTCTTTTAGAACACTGTCAAAAGCTGATAAGGAATCAATATATTCTGGGGATGGTTCTGTTGGCATATTTGCGTCAGACATGATTTCATAATCTGTTGAGTTGCCATTGTTCATAAATTCTCTCACTATATAATAATTAACAGAATTAACCTTTAGGGTTTATACCCTGTCTAAGCAGTTCTGCCCTTACTAACTGCTTGATCCAATTACCCAGACTCATCCCTTCTTTTGCAGCAGCGTTCGCCATTTGCTCTTTCAGTTCTGGATTGATACGAATCTGAAAAGCAGGTGCTTTCCCAGAACCTTTAGGCTGTTTATCACGTTGAACAACAGTTGACATGTATGTACCTATTTCATAGTATGACTTCGGATAGGTACACACCTTATCATGTTTTATTTCTATGTAACAACGCCCTGCAGTGCTCGCAACACATACAGGGCGTCTAACCACAACCGTTAACTGGAGTAACGACTATGGCTGGAACACAGCATACCCAAACTCACCCTAAATTTACATGGTTGTTCCTAGGGATGCCTAAAGGACACACATGTAATCCAGTAGTTCTTCGAACAACAGCTGCAACAGAGGAAATTGCTCGTGATGCTTTCAGCGGTTGGGAACTGACCTTCGCAGCAAAAATTCGAACTGAAAGCCCATATTCAGTCACATGGGCAGACCATGACAGCCAGACCCTTTGGTCAATCATCGGCGGGAAAATCGATGTTTCGGGGGTTGCTCATGGCTGATATGCACAATCTCCAGTTACTTATAGACGCTAACTACAATTGTGACGCGAACACGGCGAAACAGGTTTTAACCGCTGCTGATGAAGCTGGTACGACACTTCCGCTTGGTTTGGCATCTATCGGTAACCTGATGTACTTCGCATCTTCTAATGAAGATTACGACGAAGAATCGTTACGTGCCGACATGTTCAATGTTGGATTACTCATGCGTTGCTTGGGCAACTTTCAGGTAGCTATTAGGACGGCAGAAGAAAATGCAGGTGCTGTAGTGCGTAGCGAAAAAGAGGGGGCCGCAGAATGATTAGCAACGTGAAATTTAACGAACTCGAAAAACGCGTAGATCTGCTGGTGGATAAGGTGCTTTCGCTCGAGACGCAGATCAAATCGTTAACTGACAGTCAGGGAGGCGAAATTCCTCCTGGCATGACACCAGTTGCGACGTTGGCGGCAGAGTTTGGTATATCGACCAAAAAGGCTGAGGAGCTGGCGAAGAATACCGGGGTTATGCTGGTTAAGCTGAAATCGGGTGGTTTTATTGCACCTGATGAGAAATTTAGAGAAGCGGCCCGTTTAGTTCTTCGCAGCGCCAAACGCAAATACGGATCTGCTTACTGGTTCCATCCACTGATCGGCAAGTTCCAGATGAGTGGGGGTATTCCAAAATGACAGTACAACTGACAGCTGTAGAAACCGTATCTGATGCCCTGTTTACTTGCTCTTATCAGTGGGCACATGGCAAACAGTACAGTCGTAGTGATTTGGATAAAGCCCTCCACCAGCATAAGGATCCGACTACCCGATACGGGAAGCTGGTGGCACGTCTCAATCAGATAGCTGCAATGCCATACGAGGCGCTTTGTGATGCCGGGTATCTTGATACCGACCGCAAGAAAATGGTTGTCTCTCGCCGTGCCGTTCTGGTGGAAGAGATTGGCGAAGCTGAGATGAATGCATGGTTGTCTGATGTTCAACGGATTCACCGTGTCTTTCCTGATTCCAGTGCAAAGTTCAGAACAAAACTACCGCTCTCCCGGGGTTCTGACGGCTTTGATGTTCGTCAGGACTATATCCTTAAACACTTTTTGCCAGCGCAGTCACTATGCAGTATTTACGGCCCCAGCGGTTCGTATAAGAGCTTTCTCGCGGTTTCGTGGGCCTGTCATATCGCCGCTGGTTTGTCATGGGCAGGGAAGAAGGTATCTCCCGGTGCTGTGCTGTATGTGGTCGGTGAAGGCGGTGTTGGTGTTCCCCGGCGCGTACGGGCATGGGAACAGGTGCACGGTAAACAGGCCGACAATCTTTGGCTAGTTAATCGCCCAGTATTTCCAGTACGTGAGAGTGAGGTTGCTGAAGTGCTCCTGGCTGCCAGGCAAATTGAATCTGAAAGCGGGGTTCCAGTCCGCATGGTGGTGATCGATACGCTTGCCCGTTGCTTTGGTGGCAACGATGAGAACGATGCTCGTGATATGGGGGCGTTTATCGAGGGCTGTGATGTTATCAAACAGAAAACAGGTGCAACGGTGCTGGTAGTCCACCACTCAGGAAAGGATGAGGCGAAAGGTGCTCGCGGCTCCAGTTCTTTCCGTGCTGCGCTTGATACCGAGTTTAACGTTAAGCGTGAAGGGGATGGAAAGGCGCTTATTCTGACCTGCACCAAGATGAAGGATGCAGAAGAACCTGATCGTAAAGCATACGACCTGAAAACGGCGGAGCTTTACACCGATGAGGATGGTGAGTTGGTTTGCTCTCTGGTGGTACATGATGAGCCAAGGGCGGCAAAAGAGGTTGAACCAGAGCTGTCCAATGTGTCACGCCTTAGCGATAACCACCAAGCGTTATGGCAGGCAGTACGCAGTCGAACCGCCAGAGGGGAGTCATGCACAAGATCTGTTATACGTGACGATTTGAAAGCGATTGGTATCGACACTAAGCACTTTAGCCGCTGGGTTCAAAAGTTGGTAGATGATGGATTGATTATTCAGAACGATGATGTATTAACTGTACAGTCATTACGGGAAGTGGTCGTGTAAGTGGGTAGCAGGTGGGGAAGGTTGGGGAAGTGACTCTGTTTTCCCCACTTTGCACCTATATACACAGCCTAAGTGGGTAAAATTGGTGGAAGCCTTGCCATTACTGGTTTGGCGTGGCGTTAGTAAAAATGCTTGTGGGTAGTAAGTGGGAACTCAACCAAGTGGGGAAAATGTGGGGAATATGAAGGAAGAACCAACTCGTAATGTAGTGGATGAAGCATTTGTACGATTTTTCGATACGTTTCATACTGTGGCTGAAAAATCTTCCGGTACTTTAGCAATAGGCATTATCCAGTTTTTGGTCATGGCTACTTCTGTAATAAAAAGAGCTCAAGCTAATGGATTAATGTATTGGGGACTAACATTTTTTGCGGTTGTTTCTACTGTTGGTTTCTTTGTGAGTTTTTTTTCTATAATTAATGTGATTTTAAAACAAAATGAATGCGAGAAATGGATTAAGTATTTGATGATACTACTGTATGCACCTGTTTATGTAGGGGTGATGCTTTCTGCCATTTCAACATATTATTCATTGAATTGATGATGTTTTTTGAGCCAGCTAATAGAAATTAAAATCGCTTGAGGCAGTAGAAAATCGATGAACCAGATACAGGAAGAGCACTAAAACGAAGGTAATGACATGGATGAATATTCTACGCCGGGGAAACCCGGTTTTTTTATGTCTAAATCTGATTAATCTATTTTTCTGATAGAAAATTGTTTACTTACCACTTTTATCGATCAATTATTCGACTTGTACCAATAACCACGATAAGGGCAAGAGAATGGATAACGACAACGATAGCCTCAACCTGGGTGAACCGAAGGGCTGTTCAGTGCACATTGATGCCGCCACTAACCAGCGGCTTAAGCAGTACCGTATTCGCTTCATCAAAGAAAACCCGGGCAAGCCAGTGCCGGGGATCGCGCAAATTATTCGCCATGCCGTGAATCAGTGGCTGGATGGTGCCGAATGAAAAGCTGGTACATCATCAAAGCGGCCGGCGATGCCGGCAGCGCCAATATCAGTATTTACGAGGAGATTGGCGGCTGGGGTATCACTGCCCAGCAGTTCTCTGAGGATCTGAAAGCCCTGGGCGATATTTCCCATATCAGCCTTCACATCCACTCACCCGGCGGCGACGTGTTCGACGGCATCGCTATCTACAACCTTCTGAATAAACACCCGGCAAAAGTCACAGTGCATATCGATGGTCTGGCCGCCTCTATGGCATCAGTCATTGCGATGGCCGGTGACCGTATCGTTATGCCGGAAAACGCACTCATGATGATCCACAAGCCGTGGGGCATTTCAGGCGGCAATGCCAACGATATGCGCGATTACGCCGAGCTGCTGGATAAGGTGGAAAGCGTTCTGATCCCGGCTTACGCCCGCAAAACGGGTAAATCAGCCGAAGTGCTGGGGGCCATGCTTGAGAGTGAGACCTGGATGGATGGCCGTGAATGTGTGGCTCAGGGCTTCGCTGACGAACTGTTACCGGCGGTCAGTGCAATGGCCTGTATTGAATCGAAACGAATTGAGGATTTTGAGCATATGCCAAAAGATATTAAAGGGATGATCACCAGCCCGAAAGGCTCCACCGGCAGCGCGGTACCGGAACAGAACCGCATCAACGGGATTAAAGACCTGTTTGCTATGTTTGGCGGTAAGCATGATTCACTGAAGATGCAGTGCCTGGAGGATGTGGACTGTACGCCGGAAAAAGCGAAAGACATGTTGCTGGCCTCACTGGGCAAAAATGCCACCCCGTCGAACAAAACCGCTGATGCACACATTTACGCAGGTAACGGCAACATCACCGGCGATGCTATCCGCCAGGGACTTTATTCCCGTCTGGGTCACGAACGCGCCGAACGGGGAAACCCTTACGCCATGATGAGCCTGTTTGATATGGCTCAGGCTTCGCTGGTGGATCGCGGCATCAGCGTTAGTGCTTTTGGCAACCGTTCGCAGATTGTGAATATGGCATTTACACACAGCAGTAGCGATTTCTCGCATATCCTGGCTGGTGGTGCTGAAAAGTCGGTGCTGACCGGCTGGCAGAACAGCGGTGAAACATTCCAGCAGTGGACTAAAACCGGCTCGCTCTCCAATTTCCATGAAGCCAAGCGCGTTGGGCTGAATGGCTTCTCTGAGCTGGATAAGGTGCCGGAAGGCGCTGAGTATAAATATGTCACAACCAGTGATAGTGGCGTACCTATCGCTCTGGCGACGTACGGTAATATCTTCTCCATTACCCGCCAGGCCGTCATCAATGACGATTTGAACCAGTTAACGACCATTCCCCAGGCAATGGGCCGCGCTGCGGCGCGTACCGTAGGTAATCTGGTCTACCTCAACCTGACAGCGAACAGTAAGTTCACCGATGGTAAAGCGCTGTTCCACGCCGACCATAAAAACCTCATCGCTAAAGGGATGGATACCGATGGACTCAATGAAGCCCGTAAGGCTATGCGCCTGCAGGAGGATGCGAACGGCGACCCGATCAATGTCATCCCTGCCTATATCCTCGTTCCGGCGGCTCTGGAAGGGGCAGCCAATCGCGCGGTGCTCTCATCTTCCTCGCTGTTCCCGGTAGACCAGGACGGCACGCTGAACCAGAACCCCGGTATTATCAACGTGGTGAAGGATATGGCTCAGGTTGTGGTTGAGCCACGACTGGATAAGTCAGACAACAAGCAGTGGTATGTTGCGGCGGCACAGGGCACAGACACTATCGAGGTGGCTTATCTCGATGGGATGGATACGCCATATCTTGAGCAGCAGGAGGGCTTCACTGTTGATGGTATCGCCTGGAAGGTGCGCATCGATGCAGGTGTGGCCGCGCTGGACTACCGCGGGCTGGTCAAATCGAACGGGGCATAAGAGCAGAGGGCGGCCACGGCTGCCCATTTCTCGTGGGTCCTCCGGGCAGGGCGACCTGCCACGGGGCGGCGGCATCGCGGGAAACGGCTCGTTTTTGAATTCTATTGTCATCATCATCATGTGCTAACTGTTTGATTTTAAATGCATGAAAATGGTGAAAAATAGAAAAGATGATGAATTGTATGTTTTTTGTTCGTCATCTTTGGGGGGAATGATGAAGAAATTACGGTTAACGATTACCGAACTGGCTGGTGCGACGGGGATGCACCGGCAGACCGTATCAAAGCGTCTGCGGGATATCCCACCCGCGCCGGGCAGCAGCTGTAAGAGAAAACTATACGACCTGAAATCAGCCTTATCGGCAATCTATTCCACCGGGGGAAGCCAGAATGCAGAACACTGAAGTAATGACGACCATTAAGCTTAGCGGTTCTTTGGCTAAAACATTTGGTAGGGAACATCAACGCCTGATTACTACGACGCAGGAGGCTATTAGGGCTTTATGCGCAACTATCCCCGGATTCGAAAAGTACCTCAATACGAGTAAATCCCGCGGGCTGACCTTTAGTATATTTCGTGCAAAACAGAATATTGGGGAAGATGATCTGGCATTCCCAAACTGCGGTCGGGAAATTCGGATTGTACCTGTCATCATCGGCAGTAAACGAGCTGGCTTACTGCAGACGATACTAGGCGCGGTCATCATCGCGGCTTCAGCTGTCGGGAGTTATTTCGCACCCGGTAACCCATTTTCAGCATTTGGATATAAGGCTGGTTCAGCAATGATGTTAGGTGGTGTCGTTCAGATGTTGTCACCGCAACCAGCCGGATTAGCAAGTAAACAGGATGCGGATAACAAGGCTTCCTATGCTTTTGGTGGTGTAACGAACACAACCGCCCAGGGGAATCCCGTTCCGTTGTGTTACGGCAAGCGCCGCATCGGTGGAGCAATTATTTCAGCAGGGATCTACGTAGAAGATAAAGCTTAGAAATACAGCTATTACCTGGGTGATATAGGAAGGGAAGGTGGCCGTTCAACACAATTGAACGGCTACCTTCCTAATAATTTATCTTATTTCTCTTTCTCTTTCTCTTTCTCTTTCTCTTTCTCTTTCTCTGGCATTACGCGATCTATGATTTCCTTATTGATTTTAGATGTCGTGTTAATTAATTCATTTATTTTATCGACTTCCATTTGATGTGATTTTTTGTCTATAGAGTTCAGTGGTGAGCTTAATATTGATTTAAGGATGTTATCCATAAATAACGATGACTTGTCAGTGTCATTTTTGTTTATTTCTTGCTTGAAAGACACAAGGGTTTCAGATAATAATTTCTTATGTGCGTAGTCCTCACTGATATTGTTTTGCTTAACATATTGCATAGCACTAAATGCAAAAAAACCTATCAGTACAGGAATCATTGAGAACCGGGCAAAGAATAATAATAATAAGTGAGACTCTTGACCTGTAGGTGGATATGAGCTAGCTTCATTCATCATTAAGAGCATGTAAATTACGAATGCAATGCATACACCTGCTGCAATCATTGATGTAATGGCCCAGAATATTTTATTCTTATTTGCAGTTTTGTATGCGTCTCTAAAGTGCCTTGATAGCCTGTATGTGCCAGATAGTTTTAATGCGGAGTTTGCCTTTGAGTTCAGTTCCTTAGCATTTTCTATTTCAGCTGAGATGATTCCCTTAATTTGCTCAATTTCTGTTTTTTTATCAAGGAGGTTTTTGATTTCAGTTGCTGTACTTGCTGATTGTCTTGCTATTTCAGCTTGCATTAATTTGTTTGTTTTGACTATGTTGTTTAATGTTTCATCGGCAGTTCTTAGTTTTTCATTGGAAGTGTCTATGCCACTTAGTGCATCTCTGCTCCTGTTTAGGATATATTCTATTTCAGAACCTGATTTTTCAAGTTTCTGGCTCTCTGCATGTAAGTCTGTAACAAGTCTTATTATTTTTTCATGAGCTATTGAATTTCTATCTGCGAGTTCTCTGATTTGACTTGCACTTATTTCGATCTCATTTTTTACTTCTGTTACCTTTGCTAGTTCATTAGCTGCTAGGTTTTTAAACATAGCAACATTTGAGGATTGATTTTGTGATCCTTGGATAAACTTTGATATTCTTGAATATTTTTTTAGATCATCGTTAATGTTTGAAATGTTTGAGAATACTTCATTTGAGAAAATATCTAAAAGAATAGATGATGTGTAGTTATCTATAAGTTTCAGTAAGGAAATAATATTTTCTTTTTCTTCTCGTGTAAAAAAATCGCCATAGGCGAAAGGGTTGAATTTATTTATTATCGAAACTTGTTCGCTAGTGTTCTCAAGAAAGTTAATCCTTCTTTTTACTGTATTTACATATTTTTGATCAGGAATGCTTTTAAGCCCACTTATAATCTTCTCAATATTACCAAAAATAGATGCTGTAGTTGATGAAAATTCATTCAGATTCATGCTTTACCCATTTTAAATTTGCGTATTGCGGTGTGTATTGCAAGAGGTTCGGAAGGTAAACATTTTGAGGAAAAAGCCTCTAATAATCAAGGGGCTGTTTTCAATGGGTTGCATGATGATCCACAAGCCATGGGGATTCTCCGGCGGCGATGCGAACGATATGCGCGACTACGCTGACCTGCTGGATAAAGTCGAATCTGTCCTTATCCCCGCGTATGCGGAGAAAACCGGGAAATCGACCGAAGAGATCGCCGCCATGCTGGAAGATGAAACCTGGATGGATGGTAAAGAGTGTCTCGAGCTGGGCTTTGCAGACCAGGTCACAACGTCTCTGCAGGCGATGGCCTGTATTCAATCAAAACGTATTGAGGATTTTGAAAAAATGCCAAAAAGCATTCGTAATATGGTCACCCCGCCACGTAACACCGCCCAGCGTGACCCACAGCAGCCACAACCGCAGGCAGCGGCTCCAGTGCCTGCTACCGTCACTGATGAGGCGACTATCCGCGCCCAGGTGCTTACCGAGCAAAAGAACCGCGTTAATGCGATTAACGATCTCTTTGCAATGTTCGGTGGCAAACATCAGGAGCTGCAGAATAAATGCATCGCGGATCCGGAGTGCAGCGTTGCGCAGGCAAAAGATGATTTGTTGGCGGCGCTGGGTAAAACCGCCATGCCGTCGAATAAAACCACCGACGCGCACATTTACGCTGGTAACGGTAACTTTGTGGGGGATGGTGTTCGCCAGGCTCTGATGGCTCGCGCAGGCTTCGAAAGCATGGAGCGTGACAACGTCTACAACGGTATGACGCTGCGCGAATATGCCCGTATGGCACTGACTGAGCGCGGCATTGGCGTTTCCAGCTATAACCCGATGCAGATGGTTGGCATGGCGCTGACCCACAGTACGTCGGACTTCGGTAACATCCTGCTGGATGTTGCTAATAAAGCGCTGCTGCAGGGCTGGGAAGAGGCGGCAGAAACCTTTGAGCAGTGGACCAAAAAAGGCCAGTTGTCTGACTTTAAAACGGCCCACCGTGTCGGTCTGGGAGGCTTCCCATCTCTGCGTCAGGTTCGCGAAGGTGCCGAATATAAGCATGTGACCACCAAAGATAAAGGTGAGAGCATCGCGCTGGCCACCTATGGGGAAATCTTCTCCATTACCCGCCAGGCGATTATCAACGACGATATGAACCAGCTGACGGACGTGCCAATGAAAATGGGCCGTGCGGCAAAAGGAACGATCGGCGATCTGGTATATGCCGTCCTGACCGATAACGTTAAATTGTCCGATGGTAAGGCGCTGTTCCATGCTGATCACGCCAACCTGTCTGCTGGTGCTATTTCTGTGGGCAGCCTGGATGACGCGCGCAAGATGATGCGCCTGCAGAAAGAGGGTGAACGTTTCCTGAACATTCGCCCGGCTTATATGCTGGTGCCGGTGGCACTCGAAACCCTGGCGAACCAGACAATCAAGTCCGCCAGTGTGAAAGGTGCAGATATCAACTCCGGCATTAATAACCCGATTCAGAACTTTGCTGAGGTCATCGCAGAGCCGCGTCTGGATGCTAAAGACAGCAATGCCTGGTATCTGGCTGCTGCGAAAGGCTCTGACACTATCGAAGTGGCTTACCTGAATGGCGTGGATACACCGTATATCGACCAGCAGGAAGGTTTCTCGACCGATGGCATCGCGACCAAAGTGCGCATCGATGCCGGTGTTTCCCCTCTGGATTATCGCGGCCTGGCGAAATCAACCGGGAAATAATCCCCTTCAACTAAGTAGTAACTCTACAGCCCATCAGGGCTTTTTTTATATCTGAATTCGGCCCCGCGTGGGGCCGGATGGAGACTGATTTTATGGCGAAGAATTTTGTACAACCTGGCAAAACCATTGTGATTGCCAATGCGGGTAACACTGCGATCCTGAGCGGCTCGCCGGTGCTGGTGGGGAAAGTGGTGGCTGTGGCCATCACGGATATTGAGGAAGGCCTGGTGGGCGATGGTTTTGCCGAAGGGGTTTTCCTTCTGCCTAAGCTGTCTGCCGACGCCATTACCATTGGTGTGCAGGTTCATATCAAAGATGGCGTAGTGCAGCTCGATGCGACTGATGCCGATCTGGCTGGGGTTGCGTGGGAGGACGCTGCTGCTGGTTCATCTACCGTAGCTGTGAAAATCAATGCCTAATCCTTTTGACAAACTTGCCAGCCGCATGGATGCGGCCACGGTCAACAAAATGGGCAAGCCGGCGACCATTAACGGTGAGCCCATGATTGTTGTGCCGGCTGAATCGCTGGAGGAAATGGGACCACTGGCGGGAACCGGACGGGCGCTGGTGGTTTTTACTGCTGGATATCGGCCCCGCCGTGGTGATCTGGTCGTTTTTGAGGGCGAGGATTTTCACCTGACCCGACACGAACGATTTAACGGTAAACCGCGCATCTTTATCGAATAGGAGGGGGTATGGCGGTTAAAGGGCTTGAGCGTGCTATCCAGAACCTGAATAGCCTGAGTCGATTGATAGTGCCAGATGCGACCGCCAAAGCACTTAATCGTATGGCGGGGCGGACTATCAGCCAGGGGAGCAGAAAGGTAGCCAAAGAGGCTACGGTTGACGATAACCGCAAAAAGGGGCTCCCGGTCAGGCTGGTCAGGCAACGTTCTCGATTGCGTAAGGCCCGCCATGATCGACTTATTGCCTCCATCAAAATCAACCGCGGTAACTTACCCGCGATCAAACTAGGTACCGCTCATGTGCGGCTTGCCCGACGTAAAGGGGCAAAGCATGGGCAGGGAAGCGTACTGAAAGTAGGCCCGTATACCTTCCGGAATGCTTTTCTACAGCAACTCAGCAACGGCCGATGGCAGGTGATGCGGCGTGTCGGTAAGGCGCGTTACCCGATTGACGTAGTGAAAGTTCCACTGGATGCCCAGCTAACGCAGGCATTCACCACAATCTCTAAAAACCTTATCCAGAGTGATATGCCCAAAGAGCTGTCCTCTGCGCTGAAAAACCAACTGAGGATCCACCTGAAGCGATGAGCAAACATAGCGCTATTCGCGCCGCTATTCTGGCGAAACTCAAGAACGATATTACCGGAGATGTGACCTGGTTCGACGGTCGGCCGGCGTTTCTTGAAGAGCAGGATCTTCCCGCCGTCGCCGTTTATTTGTCAGATGCTGAATACGCCGGTCAAACGCTGGATGAGGATGACTGGCAGGCCGTCTTGCATGTTGAGGTGTTCCTGAAAGCGTCTAACCCTGACACCGCGCTGGATAACTGGATGGAGGAAAAAGTTTATCCAGCCATGGCCGCCGTTCCCCAGCTTGATGAGTTAATCGAAACGATAACCCCGCAGGGCTATGACTATCAGCGTGATGATGAGATGGCCACGTGGGGTTCGGTTGATCTGACTTACTCCATTACTTATTCAATGTAAGGAAATCATAATGCCAACACCAAACCCTCTCGCACCGGTAAAAGGTGCGGGTACTACTTTATGGCTTTATACCGGTACCGGCGATCCCTATGCCAACCCGCTGAGTGATGCAGACTGGACCCGGCTGGCAAAAATCAAGGATTTAACACCGGGGGAAATGACCGCCGAATCCTACGATGACACCTACCTCGATGATGAAGATGCGGACTGGAGCTCTACCGCACAGGGGGAGAAATCTGCGGGTGATACCAGTTTTACCCTCGCGTGGAAGCCGGGCGAAAGCGGCCAGCAGGGGCTGGTTGAATGGTTCACTCAGGGCGATGTCCGCGGCTACAAAATCAAGTATCCGAACGGCGCTGTTGATGTATTCCGTGGCTGGCTGAGCAGCCTGGGTAAAGCGGTACCCGCGAAAGAGGTCATTACGCGCACTGTCAAAGTGACTAACTCTGGCAAACCGTCTCTGGCAGAAGAGGATCGCTCGGCTAATGTCGCTGTAACAGGCCTCAGCGTGGCACCGAAAACCCTGGCACTGGCTGTTGGTGCAACGAATACGCTTACCTTCAGCATTCTGCCTGCCGGGGCAACGGATCAATCTCTCCGGGTTGTGTCGGCTGATAAGTCGATAGCCTCTATCACTGTTGCGGACAACATTGTCACGGTTACGGGCGTAGCTGCCGGTGAGGCCGAGATTATCGGTATGACTCCGGATGGTGAGTATGTTGCTATTGCAACGCTCACCGTCACCGCTCCCTGATTAATTCCCTCTGATACGGCTCCTTTCCGGAGCCTTTTTAACAGGCAAAAAAACATGTCATTTCTGAAAAAAGAATCCCTTCCCCTAGAAGGTGGCAGCGTCGTGCTTTATGAACTGTCAGCACTGCAGCGTGCTGATTATTTTGACTATCTGGCGAGCCTTGAAGGAGATACGCCGGAAGACATTTCCGAGATGAAGCGTATGGCGCTGATGGTGAAGCGAAATGTTCAGGTTAATGCCTGGGTTGTTTCCCGTTCACTGTGGCAGAGCGCGCCGGATCGTGATGAAGATGAATTGCATCTGGAAGTAATGCGCACCTGGTCTTCGGAAGCCCTGAATATTGCGGTCGTAAAGGTTCTGGAGCTCAGCGGCATGGCTCCGAAACCCGGAACAGAAGGTGACGATAACACCGGCGCAGAGGATGAGCCCAGCATCAAGGGCGAACAGGCACCCCTGGCAAAATAGCCGCCCGTGAGCGCAGCTTTGTGCATCGGCTGGCGCGCGAGTTCAGGCGCCCGGACTGGCGGCGCATGTTAAGCGAAATGAGTGCGACGGAATATTCTGGCTGGGTCAATCATTTTGCCGCGACGCCATTCAGTGAAGAATTGCTGGATGCTGAGTTTGCGACGACCAAAGGGCTGATTGTAACGATGCTCACGGGCAACAGTGACATAGATGATGCTGATTTCAGCCTCCTTTCTAAACCGGATGATGAGCCAGAAAAAACGGATGATGATCTGATGCTGGCGGGAGAGGGGATATTTGGGGGGGTAAGGTATGGCCCAGCAGATTAGCGATTTAGTTATTAACCTCGACGTGGATAGCGCCACGTTTGCTGAACAGGTTGCCCGAATTAAAGGGCAGCTCACCGGCATGGCCGATGAGTCGGAGAAATCGCAGTCACGGATTGCTCAGGCTACCGAGCGGCAGGCAGCGGCATTTAAGCAGATGGGGGATGCTGGAACCCGAGCGGCGAATGATATGCAGGAGAAGCAGTCAGCCGCTGCTGATGCAATGGCAAATGACTGGAAAAAGACAGCCGCGGCAGTGGAGGAGACACACCAGCGTGTTGCTGCCTTTAACCAGAAATTGCAGGAGAACAGCAATAATGCTGCTGCAACGGGGAAACAGCAGGATGAACTGACCGAAGTCTTTTTCCGGCAAATTGATGGCGCAAAACGTCTTACCGGGGAAACAAACTCGCTGGCTACCGCCCAGGCGCAATTCCGTAATGCCCGTTCTCAGGGGATGATTTCTCAGCAGGACTATCTTGTCCTGCTATCCCGAACAGCAGAGCGGCAGAAGGAACTTAGCCAGGAAGAAGAAAAGGCTAGTGCGGCGCGTACCCGTTTTATCCAGAGCCTGAAATCTCAGGTTGCGGCGCAGAACCTCTCTAATACCGAAATGTTGCGCTTTAAAGCGGCACAGCTTGGCGTCAGTGATGCTGCGGACATCTATATCCGGAAACTGGATACTGCGAAAACGGCCACGCGTGGGCTTGGCATCCAGAGTGCCGCGGCGAGACGTGAGCTCGGTGTACTGGTCGGCGAGCTGGCGAGAGGCAATTTTGGCTCACTGCGGGGATCGGGGATCACGCTTGCAAACCGGGCTGGCTGGATAGAGCAGTTGATGACGTTACGCGGGCTGGGGATCGCTGGTGCTGTGGGCGGCATTGCGGCCTCAATCTACGGCCTGAGTAAAGCCTGGTATGAGGGAAGTCAGGAATCAGTCGAATTTAATAAGCAGCTGATCCTGACCGGGAACTATGCGGGTAAGACGGCTGGCCAGCTGGCAGACCTGGCTAAATCCATTGCGGGAAATCATGGCTCTCAGGCAACCAGCGCCGCTGCTCTGGCACAGGTTGTCGGCAGCGGTAGCTTTAAAGGCTCCCAGATTGAGAGCATCACACGTGCCGCTGTTGCAATGCAGGAAGCGACCGGGAAATCTGTTGATGAAACGATCAAGAATTTCCAGAAGCTTTATGATTCTCCAATCAAAGGCTCTGCGGAACTTAATGCGCAACTGAACTACCTGACCGCCGCACAGTTTGAATATATCTCGTCACTCGAGCGGCGCGGTGATAAAGAAACGGCTGGGCAGGTTGCGGCCGATGCTTATAGCCGATCTGAGCAGCAGCGCAGCCAGCAGTTACTGGATAATCTTGGCCTGGTAGAAAGGGCTGCGTTAGCCACCCGCAATGCTTTCAAAGGTATGTGGGATGAATTGCTGAACATCGGACGTGGTAGCGGTGGTGACGCGACTAAGCTCCAGACGATGAAAGACACGCTTACGGAAATTCAGGAGAACAGCACACAGGGACTCTGGGGGCGCTTCAAAAATAATGCAATGGGCGTGGATAAAGCCCAGCTTGAGGCGAACATTAAAAACCTCGAGTTTGTTATTGCGTCCCAGGAGGGTTACAACCAGAAAAAAGCCGAGTTCAACCAGATCAACAAAGATGGAATTGAAGCACAGGTTGCGTTCAATAAATATCTTGATGCCGGTACGACTCAGGCGGAAAAGCGAGCGCTGGCGCAAAAGGATCTCAATAAAGCCATTGCCGATAATGCTAAAGCGGCAAAAGCCACGCAGACCCTTCCTGATGGCGAACGGGTTAAGCTCTGGAGTCCGGAAGACATCGCAAAAGCGCGCGCCGGGATTGAGAAGCAATTCAAAGATCCAAAAACGCCGAAAGCTAAAGCCTACACGACATCTGCAGGTGACAAAGCTGAAGATAACGGCCAACGGGATTTGCTGGCGCTCCAGTCTCAGCTGAGCGTACTACAACAGCATAAGAACGTTACTGATACGATTAGTCAGCAGCGTAAAGAGCTCTGGACTACAGAAGCGCAGTTTTCTGTGCTGGAAGCCGCCTCCCGGACTCGCCAGTTATCGCTACAGGAAAAATCTCTGCTGTCGAGCAAAAATCAGGTCCTCGACCTGGCGCAGCAAAAGGCGCTGCTGGGTGACCAGATTGTCGCGCAGGAGCAGCTTAACAAGCGTATGGATTCCGCGGCGAAATATGCAACCCAGATGGCCGAGAAGCAATCCGCACTGACCGGTAGCGCGACGCTGAGTGACCGCATGGCTGGACGTGAATCGACGTTTGCCCAGTTGCGTAGCGGGTGGAAAAATTCCGGAGGTAGCCTGCAGGACGAGGGGTATCAACAACAACTTAAAGCAACCCAGGACTATTATGCGGCGGAAGATAAGCTGCGGGGTGACTGGTCATCAGGCGTACAGAAAAGCTGGGCTGAATACGCTGATGCTTCTACCAACACCTATGACCAGATGAAGAGCGCCGGAACCGCGGCGTTGAATGGACTCACTTCACAGCTGAATACTTTCCTTACTACTGGCAAAGGGAATTTCAAAGATTTCACCAAATCCATTCTTAGTATGCTTTCCGAAATCTTAATCAAAATGTCCCTTGTGAATGGCGTAAATAGCGTGGCCAATGCTTTTGGCTTTACTGCAAATGCTAATGGTGGCGTTTATAACTCAGCATCGCTTAGCGCATACAGCGGCAGTGTTGTGGACCGGCCAACATTCTTTGCGTTTGCGAAGGGCGGTGGCGTTATGGGCGAAGCAGGTCCGGAGGCCATTTTGCCTTTACGACGTGGTGCAAACGGCAAGCTTGGCGTGGTTGCCGGAAGTGCTGGAGCTGGCAGTCCGGTATTCCAGAACACCATTGTTATTCAGAGCGATGGCACGGCTTCCGCAAAATCGTCGGGCGGTAACGATGCGATGAGCGGGGCAATGATGAAGATGCTCAACCAATTCTGTCAGGACAACATCACCAAAGCACTTCGCCCTGGCGGGCAGCTTTTCAATGCGATGAAAACGCGCTAATCCATTCACTCAGGAACGTTATGGCAATTAACACTTTTATCTGGCCCATTCAGGTGTCAGGGCAGCCTGCGGCCGAATATACCCGGACGGTCAGAAAAGCCCAATTCGGTGACGGATATCAGCAGGTTTCAGAGGGCGGTATTAATTCGGAAAGTATCAAGTTCTCATATTCATACCGCGGCCCGCTGGCAACGGCTCTCGCTATCAGGGATTTCTGCCGCGAACATTGCACCCGCGCTTTTATATTCACCCCTCCGCATGGTGAGAAGGGGCTTTATCGTGTTGCTGCTGACTCAATCAAGCTCCTGCCTAACGGTAAGACTCAGGCAACCATTTCCGCAACATTTGAACAGGCGTTTGCACCATGAGCATAAACAGTGATTATCAGAAACTCGAACCTGGCAATGTCGTCCGGCTTTTTGATGTCGATGGCACTGCATTTGGTGTTGGTGATGTGCTCCGCTTCCATGCTCATAATATTGCCCATACCCCGGAGGAAATCACAGCCGCCAGCGGGGATGAGGACAAGCTACCCGCAAAATCTATCTGGTGGCAGGGGCTGGAATATAAACCCTGGCCCTGCGAGATCGAAGGGATTGAGACGACTACCGACGGAACCAGCGCACAGCCGACGTTATCCGTCGCTAATCTTGATAGTTCCATTACCGCGCTGTGCCTTGCTTACGATGATCTGCTGCAGGCGAAAGTCACTATCCACGACACGCTGGCGCAGTACCTGGACGCGGCAAACTATCCGGAGGGAAACCCGACGGCGGATCCGCAGCAGGAAAAGCTGAAGGTGTTTTATATCGATGCTAAAGACAGCGAAACGAATGAGACCGTGACGTTTAAGCTCACCAGCCCGATGGATCTGCAGGGGCTGATGATCCCGACACGGCAATTGCATTCGCTTTGCACCTGGTGCATCCGTAACAAGTACCGCTCCGGTGATGGCTGTGATTATGCCGGGAACCGCTATTTCGATAAGCACAACAACCCGGTTGATGATCCCTCTCTGGATGAATGCTCCGGCACGCTGACGGCGTGCAAACTTCGCTTCGGCGACGGAAACGAGCTGCCGTTTGGTGGCTTTCCGGGCACTTCCCTTATCAGGAGCTGATATGCGACAGAAAATTATCGATGCCATCATGGCGCATGCCGCCGCTGAGTACCCGCGGGAGTGTTGCGGCGTTGTGGTGCAGAAAAGCCGGGTGCAGCGTTACATTCCCTGCCGCAATCTGGCAACGGACCCGACTGAACATTTCCACCTGTCACCGGAGGACTACGCCGCAGCCGAAGATCTGGGGACGGTTGTCGCCATTGTTCACAGTCACCCGGACGCCACAACGCAGCCGAGCGAACTGGATAAGGCACAGTGTGATGCTACCCTGCTGCCCTGGCATATCGCCAGCTGGCCGGAAGGGGATATTCGCACCATTCAACCGCGCGGCGAGTTACCGCTGCTGGAGCGCCCGTTCGTGCTCGGGCATTTCGATTGCTGGGGGCTGGTGATGAGTTATTTCCGGCAGACGCATGGCATTGAGCTGACAGATTACCGCGTGGATTATCCCTGGTGGGAGGACCAGTACCCGGAGAACTTTTACCGTGATTGCTGGTATGAATGCGGGTTCCGGGAGTTTACTGGACCGCCGCGCGCGGGCGACATGGTTATCATGCAAGTGCAGGCTAATAAGTGGAATCATGCCGGGATCCTGCTGGAAAACAACATGCTATTGCATCATCTGTATGGGCATTTGAGCCAGCGTGTTCCCTATGGTGGCTACTGGCAGGAACGGACAATGAAGGTACTACGACATAAATCTCTGTGCTAACCTTTTGCATTATCAAAAGGGGATAGGGATATGAAAAAGACTTTGCTGCTTCTAATAGCAATGGGCGTATCGGGTTGTTCTACTGAACCTGTGTTACCGCAAAATGCGAAAGAAGTTAATGCTGCTGTTGAATTCCACCAAAAACCGAATACAACAGAAGTAACCATTATTCGCGATAAGGGGTTTGTTGCTGGTGGGTGTGCCATCACATCCTATGTGAATGGAGTACCAGTTGCTGAACTTGAAACAGGGGAAAAAGTAAGAGCTTTTTTACCCGCGGGTGAAACCGTTATTGGCGCAGGGTTTGCTGGTAAAGGGCTTTGTAACGGAGCTGCGAAAAAAGAGAGAGAGTTTATCATTAGACCTGACTCCCCGAGGGTATTGAGAATATTCACAGACCAGAGTGGTAATGTCGATATTTTGCCAATGACCGCGAATTAAAGCCTATTTAATACATAAAACCACCTTCGGGTGGTTTTTTATTGGAGACAAAAATGCAAGAGGTAATGACCCAAATTGAGCTGCATGGGGCTTTGGGTAAAATTTTTGGCAAAACCCACCATCGTGTGGTTAGCACTGCTCGCGAAGCGTGCAGGGCATTATCTTCAACAATTAAAGGCTTCGAGCAGTACATGAACACGAGTAAGCAGCGCGGCCTAACTTACGCGGTGTATCGGGGACATAAAAATATTGGTGAGGACGACTTAGGTTTTCCTGTGACGGGTGAAGTAATACGAATTGTGCCCATAACTATCGGTAGTAAAAAAGCAGGCCTTCTTCAAACAATTCTAGGCGCTGTATTAGTTGCTGTCGGCGTCGTTCTAAACTTCACGCCTTTTGCAGGGGCATCTCCTTTCTTTTATCAGGCGGGTGGGGCATTGATCATAGGGGGAATTGTGCAGATGTTATCCCCTCAGCCTAGCGGGTTAGCGAGTAAGCAAGATGCCGATAATCAGGCTTCCTACGCCTTTGGTGGTGTGACGAATACCGCAGCCCAGGGTAATCCAGTTCCTCTTCTGTATGGCCGACGGCTTATAGGTGGTGCAATTATTTCTGCGGGTATCTACGTCGAAGATAAGCAGTAGTAAATATTATTTCTAATAACCACTTTCGGGTGGTTTTTTTATGGGTGAAATATGGTGCCGAAAAGAATCACAGGGCGAAAAGGCGGCGGTTCTAAAAGCCGAACGCCGACGGAGCAACCGGATGATCTCCAGTCTGTCGCAAAGGCAAAATTGCTGGTGGCGCTGGGTGAAGGTGAATTTGCTGGTGGTTTGACCGGAAAAGACATCTACCTTGATGGGACTCCACTGGAGAACGCCGACGGTTCGCAAAACTTTGGCGGTGTGGTCTGGGACTTTCGCCCAGGTACTCAGGCTCAACAATACATCCAGGGGATTCCAGGCTCAGAGAACGAAATCAGCATGGGGGTTGAGATATCCAGTGCTACCGCCTGGACGCGTACTTTCACGAATACGCTGCTTTCTGCTGTGCGCCTGCGCATTAAGTGGCCCTCAATTTACAAGCAAGAGGATGATGGTGATTTGGTGGGATACACCATCAATTACGCCATCGATCTGCAGACTGACGGCGGCTCATGGAGAACCGTTATCGATACTCGGGTATCGGGCAAAACAACCACAGGCTATGAACGAAGCCACCGCATTGATTTACCGCAGGCTGGCAGCACATGGACATTGCGCCTCCGTAAAACTACAGCTGATGCGCACAGTGCCAAAATAGGCGACACCATGACGCTGCAGAGCTACACGGAAGTGATCGACGCAAAATTGCGTTATCCAAGTACCGCGCTGCTCTATATAGAGTTTGATTCGAGTCAGTTTAACGGATCCATTCCGCAGATTTCATGTAAGCCTAGTGGGCGGGTGATCCGCGTGCCGGATAATTACGACCCGGAAACCAGGAACTATCTCGGCACCTGGACCGGTGCGTTTAAATGGGCCTGGACGGATAACCCTGCATGGGTGTTTTACGATCTGGTGCTGAGCGACCGTTTCGGCCTGGGTAATCGCCTGACGGCTGCCAACATCGATAAATGGTCACTCTATGAAGTGGCGCAGTATTGCGACCAGATGGTGCCAGATGGAAAGGGCGGAAGCGGGACTGAGCCACGTTATACCTGCAACGTATATGTGCAGGACCGGAACGACGCTTACACCGTGCTGCGTGATTTCGCGGCTATATTCCGGGGGATGACTTACTGGGGCGGCGATCAGATTGTGGTGTTGGCTGACATGCCGCGGGATATCGATTTTTCCTACACGCGCGCAAACGTGATCGACGGCCTGTTTACCTACGCCAGCAGCACCACCAAAACCCGTTACACCACCGCGCTGGTTTCCTGGTCCGATCCTGACAACGCTTATGCCGACGCCATGGAGCCGGTATTCGAGCAGCAGCTCGTTGCGCGTTACGGTTTTAATCAGTTGGAAATGACCGCGATTGGCTGCACCCGGCAGTCAGAAGCGAACCGCAAAGGGCGCTGGGGGATCCTCACCAACAACAAGGACCGGGTAGTTACCTTCTCCGTCGGTCTGGACGGAAATATTCCGCAGCCTGGTTACATCATCGCGGTCGCTGATGAGCTGCTTTCCGGCAAGGTCACCGGCGGCCGTATTCGTTCGGTTAATGGCCGGGTTATCGAACTGGACCGGATTGCTGATGCCGCTGCTGGTAACCGTCTGATTCTCAACCTTCCATCTGGCGCGGCGCAGAGCCGAACGATTCAGGCGATAAACGGCAACAAGATTACCGTTACAACGGCATTCAGTGAAACGCCGGAGGCGGAATGCGTGTGGGTTGTCGAATCGGATGAACTCTATGCCCAGCAGTATCGGGTGGTCAGCGTGTCTGACAATAATGACGGCACATTTACGATCTCCGGCGCGGCCCATGACCCGGATAAATACGCCCGGATCGACACTGGTGCCATCATTGACCAGCGGCCTGTCAGCGTTATTCCCCCGGGTAATCAGTCAGCGCCGGATGATATCGCGATCGGCAGTTATTCGGTTGTGCAGCAGGGGCTCAGCGTTGAAACCATGCGCGTGACCTGGTCCGTTGTGGATAACGCCATCGCTTATGAGGCGCAGTGGCGCCGCAACGACGGTAACTGGGTGAATGTCCCGCGGAGCTCCACCACGAGCTTTGAGGTTGAATCCATTTATGCCGGGCGCTATCTGGTCCGCGTTCGTGCAATCAACGCGGCGGAGATTTCGTCCGGGTGGGGATACTCGGAAGAGGCAACGCTGACCGGTAAAGTGGGCAACCCACCGAAGCCGGTGGGATTTGCGGCCACGGGCATCAACTGGGGTATTCAGCTTAACTGGGGATTCCCGGCAAATACCGCCGATACACTGAAAACCGAAATTCAGTACACACCAAACAGTGACCAGTCGGATCCGTTGCTGCTTAGCGATGTGCCTTATCCGTCATCCGAATACACCCAACTCGGCCTGAAAGCGGGGCAGGAGTTCTGGTACCGCGCGCAGCTGGTCGATAAAAGCGGGAACGAGTCGGGCTGGACTGATTGGATACGCGGCATGTCGAACGACAACGCTGATGATTACCTGGGCGATATCGCCGGCGATTTCCTGACGTCGAAAGACGGCGACGCGCTGACGAGCCAGATTGATCAGAACATTGAGGGGATTCTACAGGCCGCTCTGGGTGTAAATGCCACCATCGATCACCAGTGGGCGCAGTATGGGGCCATTCGAGCAGACATTCTGATAGTTAAAACAACGATCGCTGACGTTGATAAGGCGATGGCCAAATTGTCTACCACCGTTCAGGCGCAAATCGAAGATGTAACAGCAACGCTGGAAGATAAGCTGACGGCGACCGTTGATGCTGATGGTGCCACTGCCATTCATACCCTTAAAGCGGGGATCAGGATTAATGGTGTGTACTACAGTGCCGGGATGAGTATCGCGGTACTGGCTGAAAACGGTAAGCCGGTTGTCACCCGTATCGGATTCAATGCGAACCAATTTGTTCTGATGAGCGGCGCTGATGATGCTCAATATTCACCGTTTGCGGTAATCAACGGTCAGGTATTTATCAGTAGCGCATTCATTCAGGATGGCACAATTACCAATGCAAAAATTGGTGAATATATTCAGTCAACAAACTATGTCTATGGAATGCTCGGCTGGACAATAAATAAAAATGGTTACGCGGAATTTAATAACGTCACTGTGCGTGGTGCTCTTTATGCATCATCCGGCGCTTTCAGTTTTAACGGTGTGAATAATACAGTTGTGCTGAATGGTAATGGTGTGACTGTTAACCTTCCAAACGGAGGCCGAATCGTTCTCGGTACATGGTAATATGCCAAATGGATTATTTATTGATTTAAATGATGGCCGTCCTATGGCTATTACTGCCGGACTCCGCGCCCCTGTATTTAGTACAGGGGTTGCGGGTGGGTATTATGGTGACGGTAACGAAGTTTCGTATATTGATACACCGGGCTGGAATGGGGGATATGAATCGGTCTATATCCCCGTTGAAACTGTAGCCGCTTATGACGTAGGAAGTGACTTGTACCCAACGGTTGCCTACCTGACCAGTGTAACGCAGGAGTCAGGGCGTTTACGCCTTACCTCCGGCTCATCCAGTGGTCGCCCCAGGCGAAAGAACCTGTGGGGTGGTCAGGTCTGGTTTATCACTCCAGCCAGTCAATCCGGGAATTCTGGTTTACTTATCGAAAGCACGACTGATTTTACTGCAATCCCCACCAACGCCAATCTCGGAAGTTGCGTATGGTATGGCGACGTTAATATAAACGGCGCGTGGAATATTCCTGTTGATGGTTTGGTTTTCGCTTATTGGGATAATCCCAGCGCGGTATTATCGAGAATGGGTAATACGATTTATTGCACTCTCGATCAGAATATTTATGAAGAAACCAGCGGGAATATATGGGTACGTATTGCGATATTTGCGAATGCTGTTCCATATCCCGGCACAGGGCTTAATTATTTTAACGCCGCAGGTCAGTGTACTTTCTCAACAACACGCAAACCATTTGTGATTCAGGGCTTTTTCTATCCCTCTGCTGGCTGGCAGGGAATAGGCGGCATGGTACCGCTTGGCACCTGTGGATGGGCAGTACGTCCTGCCACCAATTCAACCAGCTGGAATATCGTCAGGATGAAAGGGCTGATGATGAGCGGGGGAAGTGTGAAAAGTGGCTTTGGCCGGATTGTCAGGCGCGTGTCGCGGCAAAAATTTGATATTCAGTCTGAGGGCGTGTCGGGTGTGAAGCTCCCCGTCATACCGAACTTTTACTAATCAGGAGTAGGCAATGTCTGCTGGAACAATTTCCATTCAAAATAATACAGCGGCGGTGGCCGGTGATGGAACGGCATTCACCACTGCACTCTCCGCGGGTGATTTTATTGTTATAACCGCTGGTGGTGTGACGTATACGCTGCCAGTGAAATCTATCGAGAGCGACACAGCGCTGACTCTTGCCAGAAGCTACAACGGCCCGGCGGTAACTGCTGGCGCCTGGACGGCGATGCCGCGGGACACTCTGAACCGCATCAGCGGACAAATGGCAGCTGATACATCTTATGCAATCCGCCAGCGTGTTCTTGAAATCGATAACTGGTATCAGCTGCTGGAAGTCAACGGCGACGTCACCATCAAAATGGCCGACGGCTCGAGCTACACAGGGCCTTCCTGGCTCAAGCTGATTGATGTAATGAAAACACTGAAAATTGATGAGCTAATCCCCCTGGCGGAACAGATTCACGCGGATGCTCAGCAGGTAGCAGATGATAAGCCCGTTATCATTCAGGCCAAAGATGATGCACAGGCCGCCGCCGCTGCCGCTGCCGCATCAGAAAATAATGCGGCCGAGTCAGAGACCAACTCTGCAGCGTCGGAAGAAGTAGCTATACAGAAGGCAAAAGAGGCAAAGGAATCAGCAGAGCAGGCCGGGGCATCAAACCCGCTGCTGGCACTGCAAAAGAGTCTGAATCTTTCCGATCTTGCCGACCGCGCAGCGGCCTGGCTCAACGTCCGGCCGATTGGGGCAACGCCTTTGGCAGCCGATGCCGTCAATGATTACGATGCTCCAACGTGGCGACAGGTCAGAAACCTTATCGAGAGCGGCACGGCCGGTCCGACGATGAACGGCGTTATGAACTACCACATAGGCGAGGCGGTAGTATGGGAAACGCGAGCATATTACCCGCCAAACTGTCTGCCTCGTGACGGTCAGTTAGTTAATCGTGCAGACTGGCCTGAACTGTGGGCGTGGGCACAAAAGACCACACCTATCACTGACGCGGCCTGGCTGGCAGATGTAACTAAACGTGGCTCGTATTCAAACGGCAACGGAACAACAACTTTCCGCGTACCTGACTGGAACGGCGTACAACCGGGCTCTATTCCTGGTGTGTTCTTCCGTGGGGGTACTGGTGCGGCCGATATGGTGACGCGTGATTCTGGCTTGCCTAATTTGTCTGGGTTTTTCGGCTTGCATGTGTTTTCTGCTGTAGCTGCTTTGTACGAGGCTTATCCATTCCCTGCTGATTCACCTTTTTTTGCATCAAGGTCTTCAAACACTTTCTATGGTCTTGGAGACCTGAGTGTGCAGACTAACACTGGGGCAAATTACCCTGTTGAGTTCGGTTTTAACGCGGGGCGTCAGTGGTCTGGCTTTGGTCGTGTATCTGGGGAGGTTGCACCGCGCCAAGTATCAGGTGTTTGGCTTGTTCGTGCTTCTGGTGGGTTTGTGGCGGCTAATACGTCGTGGAGCGTTATCGATGGAGATGCAACAGCGCCAGCGGATAACACCATTGTTAGAGGTGGTTCGGTCAAGTCCGAATATTGGGCCACAGGGGCCAGTAAATACACGGCTGAAATAATCGCACAGGCACAATATGGGGCAGCTGTTTCAGTGGCCGTTATCCGGGCAACTAATAAAGTAAACAATGCTACTGCAGACTTTGTATTTGAAACTACCGGAAATATGACTGTCCCAAATAGTGTTGTTTCGAAGCAGGTTGTTTGTAGCGCACTCGGGGCAAATGCCGCCTTAGTTAAAAAACCATCCTCTGCTTCACCAGATAGCACTAACGCAATTTATTATGTTGGAAGCCCTTATCACACCGTGCTTTGCTATAACACCACGGTACCTGGTGCGTATTATAGCCATGCCTGGCGGATGAACTATGATAACGATCCGAATAAAAACATCTGGTGGGAGCTGCGTAGCAGCGGTCAAACATCCTCACCCCAAGGCATTCTGGCCGTTCAGGGTTCTGACGTTAGGATCAAATATGATTTTGTTCCGCCTAAATCTGGTGCGTGGGAAAGAGTTGCTGGTATTGGCATCTGCGAGTTCAAATACAATGGACAAGAAATTCAACAACGTGGTTTCATCGCTCAGCAAATGGGTGAAATTGACCCGACGTATGTGTTTGAGGGTGGAGCAGGTGGAGACGATGACGGTGATAAATTTGAGATTCTTAACGTAAATGACCGCGCAGTAATGGCGGACATGATCACAGTCATTCAGGCACTACAGCAAAAAGTTACGGATCTGGAAAAGATGATGGCAGATATGAAGGCATCTGGTACTTAATGCGTGATTGCAGCAGCCTGCGGTATGCAAGTGCAGGCTGCTGCGGGGCAAGTGTTCATACCGTGGTGCTGGCTGATCGAAGACCAGTATCAGACATACCGTAAACGGAAAACTAAAATATGGGGTGGGCATAAGGTAACTGGTTGAGTTAATGTATTTTATAGTCCGCTCCGTATATAAGACATATCAGAATGAGTCAACTTACTACCGAACAAGTCGCGCTAATAAATTGCAGGTTAAAAGACATTAGCGATACCTGGGCTGACTTGTGGGTCTTTCTTCATCTCGTACCCGTTGGCGTTAGCTGGGCCATCAATCTGCGGTACAGTAACTTTGACGGAAAATACCTTACTCTTGAGGAGAGAGGGCAATTTAAAGAGAAGCTGATTGCGATATCACCCCTTGTCCGTAATCTCATACATGCGCGCAGGGAAAGATACCCTAGTGATATCTATATTTTTCAGAGCCACTCTAACAGGGTCAAATTTCAGGGTAAGCCTGTAACCGTTATTGCGTTCAACCGGGCGTTGAAAGTAGCAGCAAAAGGCGTAACGGATGTGGTAGTGACCAGCAAGAGTGCTCGATGGTAGAGTCAATCTGATTATTGCCTCACTACGCAACTGGAAATGTGAGCGCTTAAGTTGTTGGTATATTAACTGGGGAAAAGTGGCTAACTTATTGAAAAAAGTAGACGTTAAGTACCCTGCATATACCAGTTATAAAAGCTAACTCATTGATTTATAGTTTATTCTCTCCGGTCTTGAAAACCGGCGACCCGAAAGGGTTCTAGAGTTCGAATCTCTACGCTTCCGCCAAATATAAAACCCGAGCAACTAAGTTGCTCGGGTTTTTCGTTTCTGAAGACCTTTCCGTATGCCCATTCGTCTGCTTTAGCCTGTTCAGTATTGTCCAAAAACCACAACGCCGTCCTCTTGTCGTTCAATGCGATGTGTTTATTCATATTCGTTCATACCCGTAACTGCGGTTTCTTCGAGCCTGGCATTACTTAGAGAGCGGTTGAGGTGTGTCGAGGTTTAGCAGGGGAAGGCTTACACCCTTACTGAATATGTAAGGGTGTAAATGAGACAGCTCCGGGGGAACAGGCCGGATGAAAACAAAAGGGGGATATTTTCGTGACTGTCTGTACGGTGGCTATTTTTTCAATTCGTTTTTCACGGTGTCCTTAATATCTTTCAGCGCGCTTTGTGGATGTTTTTTGCAAATTTCTAAGGTGAGTGGCACCGCGGTGGTTTCGGTTTCATCGAAATCGACGTAGTCGCCGCCTTTAAAATCAACATCGTTGTTGAGCATCCAGAACGCGACCGGTGCCATAGTTTGCGGATTGAGGTCGATGAACTCCTGGCAGCTCATATTTTTCGGTGTCAATTCTTTGGCAACGGCGCTAACGCCTGCGGTGGCCAGCAGTGCAGTGGTAAGAATCCCCACCGTGGAGAGTGTAAATTTGTTAATCATAATAAACTCCATAATAAATATTGAGATGCTGATATTGCCGGCAATGTTTCAAATGTCGGCTAGCTAAATAATACTGCGTCAAATAAAAGAGAGCGTTTTGACCAATGAAAATAGCCATAAATGATATTTTCTGGCGCTCATTTTTTTATTTTCTGTTCTTTAGTCAGGGATGATTTATTTCCTTCCGTTCCGCTATGCCTTATCCACTGGGGCATCTAATGGATAGGGATTTTTATGAATCCGGTTGTAGTTAAGCGCGTAGAACGCAGTAATCACCATCAGAGTGACAAATGACCACATCACCTCTTTTGCTCCAGAACCTACAACCGCCCAGATGCAGTAAATAAAAGCGATAAAGGTGATGAAAAGATACAGCGGGCGTGCTTTACCAAAATGCCCGTGGCCAAGCAGCAGCAGTGCTGCACAGGTATAGAGATACGGTACAAGGGTGAAGATCACCGAGACAGAAGAGACCAGTCCAAACTCTTTTGCCGCATTGGGTGAAATGCTGCTGAACTGGAAGATGGTCATCAGTACGCCCACGATAAGCAGTCCGGCAACAGGCGTGCCGGCTTGGTTTACACGAGAGAAAATAGGGGGGAACAGGCCATCGTCGGCTGCCGCTTTCGCCGTTTGGCCTGCCAGCAGGGTCCAGCCACCAAGAGAACCAAGACAACCCGCTGCCGCACAGAACGAGACGATTGCGCCCGCGGTATTGCCGAGCGCCAGGCGGGCGGCATCGCCAAAGGGAGAGGCGGAGAGTCGCAGTGCGGCGTTCGGGATCATCCCCATAATTGCCGTCGTCGAAAGAACGTAACAAACGGCCGCAATCAGCACACCGCCAATGGTGGCGATTGGCACGTTGCGTTTTGGATTTTTCACTACGCCTGCAGCGACTGATGCGCTTTCAACCCCAATAAAGGACCATAGCGTCACGCTGAGCGTACTTTGGATGGCACCAAAGGTGCTAAGACCACTGACGTTCCATGCGGACATATAGGTTTCGCTTTTAAACCAGAACCAACCAAAGAGGGCGATTCCGACGATAGGAATCAGTGCCAGCACGGTGGCGATTGCCTGGACGCGGGTGATCATTTTCGGTCCGACGATGTTCAACAGAACGAATACCCACAGCACGGCCACGCAGGTGAGGGTTAACACCATCGGATCTTTAAGAATGGGGAAGAAGTAGCTTAAATAGCCCACTCCAATTACTACCATGGCGATATTGCCTACCCAGCAGGCAAGCCAGTACAGGACGTTGGTCTGGTAACCGAGAAATGGGCCAAAACAGCGACGGGCATAGGCGTATGAACCGCCGGGGCTGGAATCTAAAGACGACATTTTGGCATACACCATCGATAGCGCCAGTGCGCCAATAATGGTGACAAGCCACCCGTAGATAGCAATCCCGCCGGTTGCAGCCAGATTAGCTGGCAGCAGAAAAACCCCCGAGCCCATGATATTCCCGGAAACCATTAAGGTCACGGGAATGAGGCCCACTTTGTTCGCATCTGCGTCGGTTGACAT